ATTTTTGTTCTCTGCGATGAAATCATAGTCAGCCAGCAGTGCGCGGCTGAACTGCTGGAACCGCGGGCTTGGCAGCTCGATGACCTTATCCACGGCACAGGGGTCTGCCTCACACCCGGTCTGCTTACACTTTAGTTCCGCCTGAATGATCATCGTGAAAGCCCTCCCAGCACCATGTGGTTGCTTTGACCACCGTTCATCACTTCCTCCATGCTGATATAGCCCTTATAGGCGATGTAACCTCGGTCGGTGAACATCCCGTCCTCCTCATTCATGCGCTCCGTGCCATACTTTTCATAGTCGTAAAAAGCGTCGAGGTTTTCGTCATACTCGAAGTGACCGGACTGCTGGATCATGTACTTGCCGTAGTCCTGCGGCGTATGCACGCCGGGGGCGAAGTCAAAGAGGTCAAGGCTTTCCGCAAGGTTTTTGATCTGCGCCGCGGACTTTGGCTTTGCCAGCATGACCACGGCGCCCAGCTTTTCCATATCCGCTTTTGATAACCCATCCGTTGCCCCTGCCAGTTCGTTGAGGTCGGCGAGAGTTTCATACTCCATATCCAGAAGAACATCCACCTCATTGGGGAGCTGGCTGTCCTCCAGCCGCAGGCGGACATCGGCGGGATCTGTGATGTCCCCGCGAAGGAGGGCACGGTCGATCTCCTCCTGCACCATGGGAAGGAACAGCCATGTGATGTGATTGGTGTCCTCCGGCTCGGTTTTGGATGTCACCGCAACGGTGATGACATTCGGCTCATAATAATAGCAGGGGAAGAACCGACCGTCGTAGACCTGCTCTAACTTCATGCCGTTGTCATAAACCACGCCGTATGGTGTCACCGTGCCGCTGCCGCTTTCAATGAGCTGCCGTGCGGTTCCCTTGCCGTCCAGTTTGTTCAGCTCATCCACACTTGCGCTGCCGCCGTGCAGGTTCATGTAATGGTCACGGCCGATGGCGGCGAGGTTGGAGAAGTCGGTGATGACCGTGGCCTGCTGGCAGCAGAAGGTCAGGTTGATGAGATCCTTCAGCTCGAACAGCTCCAGCTTGTGGGCCATCGCCTGAAACTGTGCGGCCTCGCCGGTGTCGAAGCTGTCCAGCCGCTTGGCAAGGTAGTTCAGCTCCTCCACATTGACCGTGAGCATTTCCGTGCGCTTGAGCACAGAGAAAAAGCTATCAACTTCCTCCACCTTGCAGTTCGCCTTGACCGCGTCGCCGATTTCCAGTGCCTCCAACAGCTCCATGCAGTGTGCGTACTGGTCATGTGGAATGGGAAACGGGATGGTCGCCACGCCGTATTCCGGGTGGTTGGGATTACCGAGAACCGCTTGAATCATCATTTGCGTTTTCCTCCAATCCGTTGATTTTATTCATTCTGGTCCGCAGACAGGTCCCATCCGCGCCCCAGCAGAGAAAGCCATGGCGAGGGTAAGGGCAGCCGTCACATTCCGGGGAGCGGCTGCAAACAGGCGCCGGCAGCGGCTCCTGCTGGAAGCCGGGGATATGCGGGAGAATGAGTCTGAATTGAATCGTGCCGTAAATTTCCATCATCTTTTCCTCCTCGTAAAATAAAAAATGCCGGACATTTCTGCCCGGCTTGCGTGGATGCTTATTTCATTGTCATGCCGCTCTGTTCCAGCGCGTCTCGCTGCCGCAGAGCATCCGTGGGCAGCAGTCCGCCGACCTGTTCCATCAACTCCGCCAGTTCCCGATCCCGTCCAAACGAAAGGCTTTCGTCCTGTTCACGGACAAGCCTTAGCGCGCGGTAGATCTCCGCAAGCTGCTCCGGCTCAAAAAGGGCGTCTTTTTGAACAAGTCCGCTGCGCACGGTGAAATCGCGTTTGGCGGCTTCATAGTCGTCCTGAAAATAATGTCCGTGATGGACGCCTCTTGGTCGAAGTCCCACTCCCAAGTCACGAATTGCACGCCGCGCTCGGTGAGGTGGCCCGCCAGCACCGCGCTGCCGAAGTCCGCAAGGACGCGGTAGTCGCCGGTGAGACCGCCGGCTTTGAGAAGCGTGGCGGTTTCCAGAATCGCCATGTACTCCGAAGTCGTTTTGGCGGTGTCGATGACGCTTTGCAGCGCATCCTGCGCCCGGACGCTGTCCACACACTCCTGCCGGTACAGCACGCTGCCCTTGCCGGAGATGCGGCAGAGACGCCCTTTTTCCCAGCAGACGGGCAGGTGGTGATCCTCGATCGGTTCTACCGTGAAGCCGTTTTGCCGCAGCCGAATGGCGGTTTCTTCAAGGAAACGAAGCTGCGCGGTTTCGTTCTGATCGTTCATTGTGAAGTCCTCCTCGTAAGCAAAAAAATAGGCCGGAGCATCCTAAAAATGCTCCGGCCGGTTGACGGATTAAGTTGTGAAATGAAAAAGGGCGCCTATTTGATGGCTTCGACGAAACCAACAAACAGACGCCTGAAAAATCGTATGAAATTTTGAGGAAAAAACGCTCTATTCTGCGCCCGCAAAAAGGGCGCTTCTCAGGATATTGCCTTTGAATCTGTGAAAGGGGGAGTTCGAATCCCTTCAAACCGTGGGGAACTCCGAAAATATCCATTGGAAAAATGGCGAAATTTTAGAAATACAAAAAGCCACACCCCTTGGTACTCTAAGCGTTTCGCTTAAAATATCCAGATTGGTGTGGCTTTTTGGTACACTCAGACTCCCCAAAATCGAACCCTGTCGCTTCTTCGGCGGCGGGGTTCTTTTCTACCCGGAAAGTCTTGATTTTGCAAGAGGTTAGGTTATATGCAGTGGTGATTTTATACCCGTCAGGTTCGTCCCACACTGTAACGGAATTAACGAGCAAATCAATGAGCCGCCTGCGGAAATCTTCATCTTCGATATTCCCATATTTGAACTGACTCAGCCAGAATACGATTTGGTCACGGTCAATTCGGTAGACGAATTTTTCCTCAGCTTTGATCTCTTTGTTGATGGTCTTTTTCTCATGTTCGAGTTGGACAAGCCGGTTCATCAATGTCTCGGAAGCAATACCCTTTTCGATGGCGGCGGTGATATTTGTGATTGACTTTTCGACCTCCGATAACTGAGCGGTCAACTGCGGAATGTGCGTGTCGTTTATTAAATCCTGTTCACTCTGCCGGATTGCCATGTCTGCGATTTCATCAATGAGCTGATCGGTCAAAAGGTTAAGAGCGTCACGAGCTACTATTCCTTCAATGTAATCTTTTTTCAAAGGCCGCTTGTCGCACCCAAGTTTTCTCTTTTTGGTGTAGCAGGAATAGTAGTGGTAGACCTTGCCATGTCTACCGGCTCCGCTTTCACCGTTCATAGAAGACCCACAATGACCGCAGAACAGCTTTCCAGACAAGAGGTAATCTACCTTAGCCTTGCCCCTTGCGGGGGCTGTGGCGGTCTTAGAAAGCCGCCGTTGTACCGTTTCAAACAGCTCCTTGTCAATGATGGCGGGAATACCATTTTCAATGACAATATCCTTGTAGGTGTAAGTGCCGATGTAGCGAGTATTACGGAACATGGCCTTAAAACTGCTGCGGTTGAACTCCGTATTTTTGGCAGTCTTATATCCGGCAGAGTTAAACTTTCGGCAAATGGCGGCAACGCTTTCACCATTGGCATAAAGAGAGAACGCTTCTTGAACGATGTGGGCGGTGTCAGGGTCAACAACCAGCTTATGATTTTCCACCTTGTATCCGAGGGGAATATGACCGCCTACGCTGTGGCACTTCAAGGCGGACTCACGCATACCTCTCGTGACCTTCTGTGACAGCTCGGCAGAGAAAAATTCAGCCATACCCTCTAACACAGATTCCAAGATGATACTCTCAGGGCTGTCGGTGAGGTGTTCTGTGGCGGAGAGAACTTTCACGCCGTTCTTCCGCAGACGCATTTTCATAATCGCACTGTCATTTCGGTTACGAGCAAAACGGTCGAGCTTCCAGACGATGACATATTCCCAATTCTGCTTTGCACTATCCGAAATCATTTCCATGAGGTGAACCCGCTTTTCCACATCTTTACGAGCGGTCGTTGCTCGATCAACATAGATTGCCACAATGCGGTAGTGATTTGCTTTACAGAAGGTGCGGCAGTCACGAAGCTGTCCTTCGATAGATTGGTCACTCTGGCCTGTGGAGCTATACCGAAGATAAAGAGCAACATCTTGATCGCCGTTGTAGAGCGTATATGGGTCTTCCTGAAATTGAGAGATTTCTTCCTCTGTCAGACAGGAGAGGTCGATTGGAAATTTTTTCATGCAAATCTCCTTTTTAACTCCATGACTCTACCGACAAAGCGCAATCGTCCAATTTCAACACCGCCAAAAACACGGGGAGGATAGTGTGGATTAAAAGAGCGAAGGGTCACAGTATCTTCATCAATGCTGATTTTCTTAACAAATCCTTCTTCGTCATCAACAATGACAACCATAAGAGTATCTGTTTCAGGAGGTGTGTCCTTTTTAACCAGCACTAAATCGTGATCGTCTAAGACTGGCGACATACTATCTCCGTCCACTTGCAACCAGAAACAATCGTCACAGTCATATTCGGGGTCAACTTGTTCATACCCCAATGCTTCTTGCTGAGCGATGACACCTTTTCCTGCGGACGCATGACCGAAAATAGGTCGTTTGCAATTCTTTTCATAAGGTTCGGTGGTCAAACCAACAGAGGACAAGTGAAAGAGAGGGTCGTCAGTTTCACCTTTCAAATACTCAGCCGTTGTTCCAAGATTGATAGCGAGAGTTTTCAAGTCTTCATCTGAAATCATGCGGTCAGGCTTTTTATCTACATCATTCAAATAATATTTGGGGCGGTTGATAAGTTTGCAAATATAGGTGACGCTTTTCCCTTGTTGTTTAGCTAAATCTCTAATACGACTTGTGTTCATAAATACCTCCTTCAAAAAATATCCTACTTTTTTAGGATTTGCTATTGACAATCCTACAAAGGTAGGATATACTTTGGATTGTGAACAAGAGATTTTGACAACAAAAACCCGACCCCCGAAAGGTTTTCTTTTTTCGGCGGTTGCTGTGGTCAATGGTTTAATTGTTTGGCAAGTAAATTGTACCATTACGCCCACTGGTTGTCAATAAATATTGTTCTCAATTCAAAGAAAGGAGAGGTTTTGTGAAAGAGCGTGAGAAAATTCGCTATCGCCTGAGCATCAATCACCTGTCGTTTGCATGGCTGATTGATATGCTCCGAAAGCGGGGGATTGAAACGAACGGCCCTGTCCTGAGTGCAATTCTCGCAGGAACTCGTAACGGCCCTTCTGTGGACAAGATCATCGCTGAGTCTATCGACATTCTGGACTGGTACGAGCGGCAGATCGGCGGTGTGTCATGAGCGACAGTGCATTTGCCCCGGAAGTGCGAGGACAGGCCAAAGCGTTCAGCTCACTCCTTGCTCGATCTGTCCGAGAGTTTTTCAAGGATGAAACGAACCGCAAGCGGTTCGAGAGCTGGTACGAGCAGAAGTACGGAACACCGTATCAATGGAAACCTATGGTTTGGAGGAACAGATAATGAAAAAGGTATTTGGAGTATTGGCATTTCTCTCGTTTTTCTACCTGTTGGGTGTAGTTGGTGCGGTGGAGCAAGACACGATGGCTCTCGGCGCAGGCATGGTTCGTATGGGTATCGGCCTTGGCTGCTTCTGGTTGTTCTGTGAGCTGTCTGGTGCGTTTTATCCCGCCCCGCCGAGAAAAAGAAAGAGCCGCTGACGGAACTGGTACTTCCATCAACGGCAAGCGTAAAAGCTCAATCTGATTATATCAGAACCTATCATTTTGTAAAGGAGAACTTTATGAATAGCACGATTGCGAAACTCGCAGACGAGTTCGAGAAGATGGAGAAAACCATCGCTTCTCAGAAGAAGATGATCGAAACCCTTATGCCTACGGGCTATGTGGATACCGATACCGTCAAACTTCACCTTAATTCTGTGTATGGTGTCATGTTCGGCGGTCGCCCCTCCCTGAAGCGCTATAAGCTGGAAGACTGTTCTTGGGACGAGATCAATATGTATTCTTCCATCGGCCTTGCTGACAAGGTGTTCGAGGTCGGTGACACCAAGAAATTCCGTCTGGCTGATGGCTCTTACCTGACTGCCCGTATCATCGGGTTCAACCATGACCACGCTGAGGACGGCAGTCTGACCCACATCACCTTTGAAACCGTTGAAACCCTTGACGGTGACATTCCCATGAATGAGAAGTCTACCAACGAGGGCGGCTGGGACGCTTCCTACCTCCGTGCCAAGCTCAACGGCAACTTCTTCGAGAAGCAGCTTCCCACTGATCTGAAAGCGGTCATCAAGCCCGTGGTGAAGATTACCGCAAAGAGCGGTAAGAACGAAATGCTGGTTCCTTCCGTTGACAAGCTGTTCGTTCTTTCTGAGCAGGAGGTCTTCGGTCGCAAGATTTATTCCTGCGGCGGTGAGGGTAAGTGGTACGAGTGGTACAAGCGAGAGAACACGCCCTACGGCAAGTGCAAGCAGAATGGTGAGAGGGATTGGAGATGGGAGCGTTCTCCTCGTTCTGGCAACACCGACAGCTTCTGTCGTGTGTACGACAGCGGCAACGCCAGCGGTAACAGCGCCAGCGTCTCCTTTGGCGTGTCCTTCGGCTTCTGCATTTGATCGGGTATCTCGTAAATCCCGCCCCGTCAGGGGCGGTGAAAGGAGTGAAAACATGAATGTCAATCGCAAGGTTGGCACTGGCTTTGAAAGAGACTTATGCCTGAGTCTGTCGGGTTGTGGCTTTTGGGCGCACAATCTCGCTCAGAACAGTCAAGGTCAGCCGTTCGATGTGATTGCGGCTCGAAATGGTGTCAGCTATCCCATTGACTGTAAGGATTGTTCCAAGAACATTTTTAAGATGGAGCGTATCGAAGAAAACCAGTTTTCCGCCATGTCTCTTTGGGAAGAAACGGGAAACGGAGAGGGGTGGTTCGCTCTCCGAATGATGAACGGAGCTGTATACTTTCTGTCCTTCACGGTGATACGCAATCTGTTCTTAATGAAGACCGTTCTCTCTGCGTCTGAAATCAGACAGTTCGGTATCACACTCGGAGAGTGGGTGTCCCAATGCAAGTAACTGTTGGCAATCAGCTCCGAATTGAAAATCCGTCTGAGCAGTTGCTTACATGGTGTAAGAAGCAGCTTATTCTTCCCAATCCTGAGTACGCCAAGAAAGTCCGTATGCACTTTTGGGTCGGCAACACACCTGAGAAGTTGTACCTGTTCCAATGGGACGGCGACACACTGGTTCTCCCCTATGGGTGCTTGAATGATGTGTTGGCGATGGACGATTGCCACATGAAGGTCAATCTTCCTACACCGACTGAGGTGGACTTCGGTTGCACCATTCCTCTCTATGATTACCAAGTGGAAGCCAAGGAAGCCCTGATAACGGCCTACTACGGTATTCTTCAAGCCCCTGCTGGGTGTGGTAAGACACAGATCGGAATTGCTGTTGCGGCAGATACAGGTCGAAGGACACTCTGGCTGACCCATACACGGGATTTGCTCGTACAGAGCAAAAGCCGAGCAGAGCAGTACATGAGTCCTTCTCTGACTGGCACGATCACCGAAGGTAGGGTTCAAATCGGTAAAGCAATCACTTTCGCAACGGTACAGACCATGTGCAACCTCGATCTGAGCCAGTACCGTGATGTTTGGGATTGTATCATTGTGGACGAGTGCCACCGTGTAGCCGGAACCCCAACCGCTATGACGCAGTTCTCAAAGGTGCTGAACGCTCTGGCAGCTCGGCATAAGTACGGCCTATCCGCTACGGTTCATCGAGCAGACGGTATGATTGCCGCCACCTACGCCTTGCTGGGCGGGATTGCCTATCAGGTGCCGGAGGAAGCGGTGAAAGACAAGATCATGACCGTCAGCGTTTTGCCCCGTGCCACACACCAAGGACTCAGCCGTGAGTTTTTGGACACGGACGGTACGATCATCTATGCCAAGTTGGTCAATTTCCTCGCTGACCGTTATCCCCGAAATAACTTGATTGTCGCTGACCTCGTGGCAAATCGAGATCACTACAATCTCATTCTCTCTGATCGGCTGACGCACTTGGAAACCCTGATGAACCGTCTTCCGCTCGACCTGAGAAAACAGGCGGTCATGATTGATGGGAAGATGACCACGAAGAAAACCAAGGCTCTCCGAGAGCAGGCCATTGAGGAAATGCGGCAGGGGCGTAAGCGGTATCTGTTCGCCACTTACTCTCTGGCAAAGGAGGGCTTGGATATTCCCCGGCTCGACCGCTTGTACCTGACTACGCCGCAAAAGGACTACGCTGTAATAACTCAGAGCATTGGTCGTATCGCTCGTACCTTCGAGGGAAAGGGTGAGCCTATTGCCTACGATTATGTAGACGATGGTATCCAGTACCTCGTGCGAAGCTACAAAAAGCGGTGTACCACCTACCGGAAAGCGGGGTGCAAGTTCCTTGAACCTTGAACCATTCATTTTCGACTGCGAGGTGTTTGCCTACGATTGGCTTTTTGTCTTCAAAAACAAGGTCACGGGGGAATACACCGAGATTTGGAATGACAATGAAGCGGTCGAACAGTTCATGACCCAAGAACCCCTGTTGGCAGGGTTCAACAATAAGCACTATGACCAATTCATTCTGAAAGCGGTTCTCTCTGGCTTTACGCCGGAGGAAATCAAGGCAGTCAACGATTTTATCATCGTTGGTGGTCACGAGGGCTGGGAGTACGCCCCTCTCCGTGACTGCGGGATTTTCTTCGACCAATACGATCTGATGGACGATTGCCAGATGGGTTTGTCCCTGAAAGCAATCGAAGCGCACCTCGGAATGGACATTCGTGAAACCACCGTTCCGTTTAACATCGACCGCCCTCTGACTGAGGACGAGAAGCGAGAGGTCGAGTTCTACTGCCGCCATGATGTTGACGCAACCGACAGGCTGGACGATCTTCGCCAAGGCTACCTGTTCAGTAAGCTCACGCTGGGTCGTGAAAAGGGGCTGTATCCTGCAAAAGCCCTTTACATGACCAATGCCAAGCTGACCGCTGCTTACCTTGACGCAGAGCAGAAACCGCACTATGACGAGCGGGAATATCAGTATCCGCCGAAGCTGCTTCGCAAGTATATTCCGCAGGAAGTGTTTGACTTCTTTGATCGGTTGAAGGACAAGAGTATTCCTGACGAAGTGGTGTTTAAGGAAAAGCTCGATTTGATGGTAGGCGGTTGTCCTTGTACCATTGCCTACGGCGGTATTCACGGAGCTATCCCGTGTTACCGAGAGGAAGCCACGGAAACCCGCTCTATCCGCAACAAAGATGTTGCAAGCTACTATCCACACCAGATGACCTTGAACGGTTATTGTAGCAGAAACATTCCCTCTCCCGATGTATATGCCGCCACTATTGAGCGGCGTGTTAAGGCAAAGAGGGCTGGCGATAAGGCTACGGCGAACGCTTTGAAGCTGGTGCTGAACACCACCTACGGCGCTATGTTGAACCGCTACAACGACCTGTATGACCCGCTTATGGGGCGCTCGGTCTGTATCTCAGGCCAGTTGCAGTTGCTCGAAATGGCGGAACATCTTGTTCAGGACTGCCCCACCTTGAAGATCATTCAGCTCAACACCGATGGTATCATGGTCAGCCTTGATGACTGCGATGTGCCTATGTATCAGGAAATCACGCAGGAGTGGCAGGACAGAACTGGCTTTGAGTTAGAGGAAGACCTTATCAAGATGATCTGCCAGAAAGATGTGAACAATTATGTTGAAGTTCCCTTTGAGGGCGACCCCAAAATCAAGGGCGGCGTTCTCGTTCGTGGAATTGCCCCGGCAGGAGCGTTCAACATCAACAACAACGCCTGCGTGGTTGCCAAGGCCGTCAAAGATTATCTGGCCTATGGTGTTCCGGTCGAAGATACCATCATGAGCTGCGACCGCCTGCTGGACTTCCAGTTGGTCGCCAAGGCCGGGAGTAAGTATGGTGACGCTCTCCATGAAGTAGACGGTCAGATGGAGGTCGTGCAGAAGGTCAACCGGGTATATGCCACGGAAGATCATCGGTGCGGAACCCTCTATAAAATCCACCTCGGTACTGGCAATCCCGTCAAGATTGCTGGACTCCCCGCAAAATGTGTCGTAGACAACGACAATCACCTGACGATTGATGTGGTTGACCGTGACTGGTATATCCGGCTGGCACGGCGTTATGTTCGAGATTTTCTCGGAGAGAAGCCACCCAAGCGAAATACCCGCAGAGTCAATTCCATCAAGAAAAAATTATTAGAAATGTTGGAGGTATAAATATGGCTACTACCAAGAAAGCCGCTGAGACTGCGGCGGTGGATTATTCCACCATGAATGTGTTCAAGAAGTTGCAGCTTGCCCGTGTGCGTTTCCTCGAAGCTGGCGTGGACAAGAGCGGCAAGCACATGAAGCTCGAATATAAGTATTTCGAGTTGGCGGACATTGTTCCCAAGGCCGAGCAGATTTTCCTTGAAATCGGTCTGATGATGGTTCCGTCCATGTACGGAGACAAGGCGACCGCTCGTGTCTACAATGTCGATGACCGTGAGGACTTCATTGATTTTGTTGCGCCGTACACCCCCATCGCCCCCATCGTGTCCAACGCTGGCAATCAGGTCACAAATGAAATGCAGGCGACCGGCAGCTCTATCACCTACATTCGCCGCTACCTGTGGCAGCTCGTTTTGGACATTGTGGAGCATGACAGTATCGACAGCGGCGAGTTTGATACGACCCCCGCACCCGCCCCCGCCGTTACCAAGAAGCCCCCTGTGACCACTGAACAGCGTCAGGAAATCAAGAAAGAACTGACCGGCGCTCCTGCTGGTGCGGCTACCGTGGAACAGGTCAGTACGCTGAAAAGCCTGCTGAAAAAGCTCATGGATATTGACGCAGAGCAGGAACAGTTCGTGCAGACCATCGCCATGAAGACCGAGGGTTTTTCCAAGATCGAAGCTGACAAGTGTGACGCTCTGATCGAGGGTGTGAACAATATGCTGGCTGGCTACGAAATGAAAACGGCAAAGGAGGGCTAAAGCATGATCGAAATTGATTGCCGCAAGTGCATCAATGCAGACTTGGAAGCGGATTGCTGTAAGCTCTACGGTAACAATCCTGATACTGCCGTTCAGGAATGTGCCGCTGATGAATTTGTGAATTATAAGGAGGTAGACAAAAATGGAATGGCTTGACGGCAACAAAATCCAGATTATCCCTCCCAAGCGTCCGAAGAAACTGACCGGTACTCGCTTTGCCACTATCCTCGGTCTGAACCCGTGGTCTACGCCGTTCGAGATTTGGTGTGAAGTGACCCGCACCTATCAGAAGCCGTTCGAGGATACGATCTACACCATCGCTGGTAAGACTATCGAGCCTAAGCAGGCTGAATACATGAAGCAGACCTACTTCATGAGCAATCTGGTCACACCGACCGACATTTGGGGCAAAGACTACTTCCGTCAGACCTACGGTGACTTCTTCAAGGAAAGCCCCGTTCTCGGCGGTATGTGGGACTACTTGCTCTATGGTAAAGATGGTAAGCCTACCACCGTCCTCGAAATGAAGACCTCCAAGCGTGTCGAGGACTGGAAGGACGATATTCCTGAGTATTACGCTTTGCAGGCGGCGTTGTACGCTTACCTTCTCGGCGTGGACGAGGTTATCATGGTCGCTTCCTTCCTTGAACCCAAGGATTACGACAATCCTGAGAAGTTCGTGTGTAGCGGTGAGAACACCATCACTCGCCCCTTCAAGGTGTCCGAGCGGTATCCTGACTTCGAGAAGAAGTATGTGAAGCCTGCCCTGAAATGGTGGAAGGACTTCGTTGAGAGCGGTATTTCTCCCGCCTTTGACGAGCGCAAGGACGCTGAAATCCTGAAAGCCCTCCGCACCAACAATCTGTCTCCTGAAACGGATATGGCGGTGCTGGTCAAGGAAGCCGAAGACCTGAAAGCCAAGCTGGACGCTCACGCCGCTGAGGTGGCTGAGGACGAGAAGCGGTACAAGGTCTTGACCGACATGATTAAGAAAGCCGCAATCGCTCAGTTCCGTGACGGTGACAAGAAGGTGTCTATCGCTGGTTCTGCCTATAATTGGGAGGTCAGCCGCACTTCTACCACGAAGATCGACAAGGACGCTATGAAAGCGGACGGTATTCTGGCGAAGTACACGACCACCGAGGACAGCTACCGCATTTCCCCGAAAGCCTTGAAAGAAGGTGCGTGAAATGGCGCAGAGTATGCAGAGATTGAGCAAAGATGATTTACTCAAACTTCTCGACCAGTATGCCGATGACGATTTTGTTGGAGTTTTGTTCACAGCGGCTCGTGATATTCACTCTGACCAGTCCACCATCTTCGTATTCTATGACAAAGTAACGGAGGTTTAATTATGAAATTTTCCAAGTTCGTGAAGTCCCTCGCCCCTGATGGCGGCGCTATCTACGAGTACATGGACGAACGCTGGCTTGCTTCCCCGTCCGTACTTATGCTCATTCCCGATGGTATCCGCAGCGTGACCGGGTACAGCAACGAGAAAATGCCTGACGGCATTGGTCGCCTGATTTCTCAGGTCGGTTGCACCGAGTACGCCACGCTGGTCAAGGCGGTAATGCCTGAGCCGGACGGCGCAATCAAGGATTGTGTCCGTATCTTCGCCACGCAGGACAGCACCATGACCCTTCCCATCACCAATGATGATTGGTCGCTGATCGAGAAGTCTGATTTCTGCGAAATCTTGTACGCTTACGATCTGGAAAGCGACAAGAGTGTACCGAAAGCCCTGCTGGTCAAGCAGTACGCCAAGTACCCCGATGACGAAGACCAGTTGGTCGGTATCATCTTCCCATGTGAGTACACAGAACAGCTCAATTTCCACACCATAAAAGAAGTATGAGCGTTTGTGGTGGTTGCCCCATCTATTACAATGAATATTTCGGCGTTTATTGTGGAGGTGGGTGCTTAGGTCAAAGCGCTTGTGCCGAAAACCTAATAACTCTCGTTGCTAATATAGCAGACACTATTATAAGATCAAGAAAGGACGATAAAACAATGGCTAAAATCGGACTCACCGAGGGTTTCACCCTCATTCCCGAAGGTACTCATGTCTTTCAGATTACCGATGTGAAGTACAAGGAAGACTTCGGCAAGCTGGAAATCTATATGCAGACGCAGACCGGCAGTAAGCACATCGAGCGCTTCTCTCTGCTGAAATCCGATGGCTCTCCCAACGAGGGTGCATACAACGCTTTCAGCTACTTCGCCAAGACCGCCCTCGGCAATTTCGACCTGACCGAGATCGACCACACCGACCTGATTGGTCACTTCATTGAGTGCGATGTGGAACATGATGTTCAGGAGAACAAGAAGAAGCCCGGACAGAACATTACCTTCGTCCGTTTGGCTGATAAACGCCCCTCTGAGGGCTGGGGTGGCTCCAACAATACGGTTGCTACCCCCGCTGCTAAAACCACTCCTACGGCTTCTCAGGCCGCTCCTAAGACCCCGTTGGATTTGGCAGCTCTCCTTGGCTGATACCGAGTGCGAGGGAGGGCTAATTTGAAAGGCTCTCCCTCGCCAATGGTATGTTGAAAACTATGTTGAAAGTGAGGATAAGCTACAATGGCAGAAGCCTATATTTGTTCGCTCTCCAAGGTTCAGCGTCATGCTGAAATCTGCAAAGAGATCAACAAGCTCTATGAGCAGAAAAACCATGACTACGGCGACAGCTTCCATCAAACCTTCGTGGAAGAAGGAATGGCGATGGCTCGTATCCGGTTAGGAGATAAGTTCAGCCGCTTTAAGACCCTCTCCCGTAGCGGTGAGCAGAAGGTCAATGACGAGTCTATCCGTGACACCCTGATTGACCTCGCCAACTACGCCATTATGACGGTGCTGGAAATGGAGGTAGTGGAAGATGTTGCAGATTAAAACCATTCGGAACCGTCTGGACAATCCCACCCTCTTTGACGATGAAGTAAATGCGGCTCTGCGTGATGGGTGGACTCTGAAAAAGAGAACCGTTATACGGCCTATCGGTCAGTCCGAGTCCGTCTATATGCACACGATGTTGTATGCAGAGTTGGAGAAGGAGGTCGCTGACGATGACGCTGAATGATTATCAGAAAGCTGCCGAGCGTACCTCCGGCAACCTGACTTCGTGGGATAAGGTTCGCAACGGCTGTTACGGTCTGAACGGCGAAGCCGGAGAGTGCATTGACATTCTGAAAAAGACCGAGTTTCAGGGTCATGCTTTCGACCCGATGAAGATGGTTGACGAGTTGGGCGATGTTCTCTGGTATGTCGCACAGTTGGCGACCGGCTTGGGTGTGACCCTCGAATATGTGGCACAGCACAATGTCGATAAGCTGCTGGCTCGTTACCCTGACGGGTTCGACAGCGAAAAGAGTATCCATAGAAAGGAGTACGAAAATGCCTGACTGCTTCTCCAAGTCCGAAGTGACTGATTTCATGAACTTCATGAAGCTGCCTGACGGAACCTCTGTTGTTTCCAATGACATGATGGAGTACCTGATGGCTTACGGCTTCTTCACCGCCCCTGCTTCCACCAAGTACCACGGCAATTACGAGGGTGGTCTTCTGAACCACTCCCGCATGGTCACGGAGTACCTTCTGGCGCTCACTCAGGCCAATCACCTGACATGGAAGAACCCCCGCTCTCCATACATCGTGGGTATGTTCCATGACCTGTGCAAGATCGACCAATACCGCCACCCGGTAACAGGCCACATTGAAGAATTTAATGGTGGTTGTACGCCAATCTATGACGAACAGGTGTGGGAGTACAATCCCGACACCTTTCTGAAAGGCCACGGTGATAAGTCCGTCATGCTTCTCTCTCAGTTCTACACATTGACTGATGAAGAAATCATGTGTATCCGCTATCACATGGGCGCTTTCACCGACAAATCTGAGTGGAATGACTACACCAGAGCAGTCAGCCAGTACCCGAATGTGCTGTGGACGCACCAAGCCGATATGCTGGCAAGCCATGTTGCGGGGGTGTAAGACATGAAAATCATTGAACCTTCTGTGGAGCTTATCAACGCTCCCGATTATAAGACCCTTCTGACCACCATCGAAGCCGCAGGGCGCACTTGCTACAAGTCCGAGGACAAGATCACGGACGGAAGCGCAGAGAAGTTCGTCCGGGGCATTATCAAGCGTGGTCACGAAGCCGTCATTGAGCATGGCTCTCTTACCGTTCGCTTCATCTGCGACCGGGGTGTGAGCCATGAGATCGTCCGTCACCGTCTGGCGGCGTTCTGTCAGGAGTCCACTCGGTACTGCAATTATGGTAAGGAGGGCTTCGGCGGCGAGATCACCGTCATTCGTCCCTCGACCTTCGCCAAGACCGACTCGACCTACCACATCTGGAAGCGGTCGTGTGAACACGCTGAGGTCGCCTACTTCGATCTGCTGAATGAAGGTTGTACCCCGCAGGAAGCCCGATCTGTCCTTCCGAACAGTCTTAAAACCGAGGTGGTCATGACCGCCGACCTCAGAGAATGGCGGCATTTCTGCCGTATGCGTTGCCCCGTAGCGGCTCACCCCGATATGCGGGTCGTTGCCAATATGCTCCTGACCCTGCTGAAACAGACCTATCCCGTCTTCTTCGAGGACATTGAGGTATGAGGATTAAGAAAGCTGGCGGCAAGGTGTTCGGTGCGGTCTTAACTGCCGCCGAGAAGAAAGCGATGGACATGGAAATCAATCGTCAGATTGTGGAAGCCGACAGGCGCTACGCCGATGACATTGACGCTATGGTGCTTTACACCCTCCATGTTCACCTTGGTTTCGGCAAGAAGCGCCTGCGGAAGTTCTATGACGCTTTCTCCGCCGAGCATGACCGCCTTATCCAGTATTATCAAATGCCGGACGATTACACATGGCTCTGCAAAGAAATGTTGAAGCGTATCGGCGTTGATGTTGAAGCATGGAACAAAGAAAGGAAAGAACCCGATGAAACTGAAAAGCATTGACGGCAAAGTGCCGTATATCATGGCTGCTGGAAAGGACTTCGTAAAAGATGAAATGTCGCTGGCGGCGGCAGAGCAGATTTGTTCCCGTGGAACACAGACCACCAGCAAGCTCTTTCCCGATTTCCCCATCTGCGTAGATGACAAGTTCTATTTTGCTGGAACCTCGACAAAGCCCAAGTCCAGCAAGTCTAAGACCCCTTGCGGGGGCTGAGATTTTCAATCTTCCTGTGGTTCGTCACCATTGTCGCAGTCCTTTGTCTGAAATTACCCACGGTTGAGGTCGAAAAACCTTCTCCCGTTGTCGAGGTGGTAGAGGTAGTCACCCCGGAGCCAGAGCCGGAGGTGGCACCTCAGCCGTGGACAGACGAGGAAGTGATTGTACTGGCGAAAATGCTATGGGGAGAAGCCAGAGGGGTCAGCTCTGACGCTGAGAAAGCCGCTTGTGTGTGGTGTGCGCTCAATCGTGTCGATCATGGCTACGGCGACATTATAACGGTCGTGACTACACCTAAACAATTCGTAGGGTACAACGAGGAAAACCCGGTCGATGATGGTTTGATTACTCTCTGTATAGATGTACTAACCCGCTGGTATGCAGAGAGAGAAGGTCAGGTTGAGATCGGTCGTGTCCTCCCTGCGGATTACCTGTGGTTCTCTGGCGATGGCGAGAGAAACCACTTCCGCAACGCCTACCGTGGCGGCGATAGATGGGACTGGTCTTTACAGAGTCCGTATGAAAGCTGAGGTAAGCCTATGAGCTATTTGAATATACCCGCTGAACTTCGAGAGGAAAAGGCATGGGTCAATGTATGGGAAGGGTCAAAGGTTCCCATGCGGGCCACCGTGAGAAAGGCGGCTTCTTCCTCTAATCCTGATACATGGTCGAATTACATTGACGCTGAACACAATGTCCAGCACGGCTACTATGACGGTCTTGGCTATGTGTTTCACGATACAGGGGTTGTAGGTATCGACATTGACGATGGCTTTACTGATGGGCTTCTAAACCCGCTGGCGGCTGACATTATCGGTCATTGTCAGTCCTACACGGAAAAGTCCAGAAGCGGGAGAGGGGTTCATATTCTCGTTCGTGGTGAGCTGCCCTTCAAGGGCAAGAACAACCGTGCCGCCGTGGAGATTTACAAGAGCAATCGGTACTTCATCATGACCGGCGAGGTTTTGATCTTTTCCGAGATCATTGAAAACCAGTCAGCGATTGACTATGTGATCGAGAAGTATTTTCCCGACACGCCGAAGGAAAGTAGCTCAGGTACGGTCGCCCCTCAGCGTATCTATTCTCCCATCTATCGCCGCCCTGAAAACGGCAAGCTGCATTTGAAGCCTGAATACCCGCCTATCACACCGGGAAGCCGGAACCTCAGCCTGACTTCTCTGGCGGGTCAGCTCCATAACCAAGGATACACCAAAGCAGAGATTTACAAAGAGCTGTTATACGCCAATCAACAGGCTTGCAAGCCGCCGCTCCCTCAGTCCGAGGTCGAGTTGATTGTTAACAGCGTGACCAGATACAGGAGGTAACTATGAAACCTTATCAGCGTGGCGATGTTGTTATCATTGATGTTCCTCTGCCTGCCAGCGGTCATGTTCAGGCCGGTAAGCGTCCGTGGGTGGTCGTGCAGAACAATGTCGGCAACCAGTTTTCGCCCACCAGCATTGTCGTTCCCATGACCACTAAGTTCAAGCGGCTGGAAATGCCGACCCATGTTGCGATCACTTGGGGTAGTTTACAGCCGAGCATGGTCGAGTGTGAACAGGTTCGAGTCATTGATGTGACCGAAGACTGGAAGTACATTTGCACCCTGCCGCCTGAGATCATGCGCCATGTGGACACCGCTTTGAAGAACGCTTTCTTTTATGGGGGGGGGGTGTAGACGATGGAGAATGAGAAGAAAATTTGCCCGTTGTCTATGAGCTGCCCCGAAGACATTCCCCTCTGCCCCTGCCAGAAACAGCGGTGTGCATGGTGGGACGAAGACTCTCAGGACTGCGCCGCCGTGGTGTTGGCGAGAGCGATGAAGAAAAGGAAGTAAGAATATATGGGTCGATATATCAATCTAACTACCGCCTTAAATGCTGTCCGAGATATTCCTACGGCATTTCTCGCTATAAAAAAAATACCTATCGTGGAAACCATTCCTGTAACTTGGACTTTGGCAAATGAAGCATTACCTCCGAATGGCGAAAATGTACTTTGCTGGTACGAGTATTTCCGTTTCGGAGAGTATAACCAAATGTATCAGGCCTTCGGTATCGGATACCAGTTCAACGGAAATTGGGGTGGTGAGGTGGCACAAGGGCAGAAAGTAAAGGTCTTAGCTTGGACACCTTTACCGAAGCCGCCAAAGATGAAAAGAGGTGTTAAAAATGGCTGATGAAATTATGACAGCCCCCGAAGAACAGGCTCTTTTTCAGCTCTCCAACGGTCGCTACATCATGGACGAAGCTCAGTCCAGAGTGATGTTTCAGATTAAGGAAGCACAGCCTGAGCATAGCCACCCGATCAGCGGCACGGGGTATTCGTGGGACGAGTCCGGCATGGCGGAGCTGTTCTCCGAGTGCTACAAGAATGATACCCGCTACTGCCCCGAAGCGAAAAGCTGGTTCACCTACTCCGAGGGCGCATGGCGCAAGGACACGGGTTCTCTGCTGGTAGCGGAAAAGATCAAAGAGTTCTGCCGCCTGATGGCTCTCTACTGCGGTGAGATTGCCAACGAAGAACGGCGTTCCGAGTACATGAAGTTCATCGTGAAGATGGGCGACCGGCGCTTCCGTGACCGGCTGATGAAGGACGCTGCCAGTGTGCTTCCCATCGCTTCGGCGGAGTTTGACGCAAACCCCTACCTTATCAACTGCAAAAACGGCACTTTTGATCTTGAAAAGATGGAGTTCCGGGAACACGACTGGCATGACTTCCTGACCATGCAGACCAACTTCAACTACACCTTGCAGGACGCACGGTGTCGCCGCTGGGAGAAGTTCGTTGCAGAGGTCACTTGTAATGACGAAGACAAGGCTGACTATCTGCAAAAGGCGCTGGGCTACTCCATGTTGGGTATGGCAAACGAGGAATGTATGTTCATTCTTCACGGCAAAACCACCCGCAACGGAAAGTCCACCATGCTCTCGGCAATCCACCACCTTCTCGGTGACTATGCGTCCGTATCCCCCGTGTCGATCATCTGCAAGGCGGAGCGGTCGAAGAACGCCGAAGCAGCAAACCCCATGCTGGCTTCCCTGAAAGGCAAGCGATTTGTCACGATGGCAGAGAGCAACCAGTACGGCAAGCTGGACGAGGAAACCATCAAGCAGCTCACAGGCGGCGAAGAAATCAAGGCTCGGAACCTCTATGAGACTGCCACAACTTTTCTGCCGCAGTTCACCCTTTGGCTCTCCTGCAACGACCTTCCCACCGTCAGCGACAAGTCCCTGTTCGCTTCTGACCGTGTGCGGGTTATTGAGTTCAACCGTCACTTCACCGAAGCGGAACAAGATAAGAACCTGAAAAATGAGTTCCAGACACAGGAAGCTATGCAGGGCATTTTTGCTTGGCTGGTCGCTGGGTACTTCAAGTATAAGCGGTTCGGCCTGAAAATGTCTCCCACCATGCGGAAGGTGGTCAACCAGTACGAGCGTGACAACGACCTGTGCCTGCAATTCCTCGAAGAACGCTGTGAGCAGGCTGAGGGGGTCAACACCCGCTCGAAGTCCCTGTTTGACGCTTACAAGATTTGGTGCAAGTCTAACGGGTACTTTGCCTGTTCCGCCAAGAGGTTCAATGCCGACATGGAAGCGCACCCTGAGTGGCACGGCGGCAAGGTCGTGTATCAGGGCTACCCTGTCTACAAGAACCTCAGACTGAAAGGAGCGTCCTAATGAACCGTTCATGTAACTCTATCCTCTGCCGCTTCGGTATTCACACCGTAGACCCGTATGTTCACATTCAGGTTAAGTGCCGTAATGGTTCTCACCGCTGGCAGAGCAATTATGAAGTTTGTAAGCGGTGCGGCAAGCGCCTGAGAAAAATTCGTATTGTGAAGGAGCGTTCCTGATGGCACTTGTGTTGACTAATGGCAAAATCCGTGTGGGTGCGTACCGTATCTCCAACCGCAAGCGGATTGCACTCTGCGTTGAACAGAGAGGTATGCTCAACATTTGTGGGTATTTCACAAGCGAGGAACAGGCTGAGTTTTGTATGCACAAAATCGCTGAAATCCTTGGGAGAGAGGTTGAGAACCCACCCGATCATAAGGGGGTGACAGTGTGATTGCCACCAATGAAGAACTCGCCCTGCTGGAAAAGTGGAAGCAAAAACTCTGTTTGCAGGAGTGGCGGATAAAGCTGTTGACTCATCTACACCCCGAAGAAATGACAGTGCGTAATACCGCAGGCTGTACCGAATGGTCGGAAGCAATTAAGACCGCTCGTATTGAGATCATCAACCCTGCCTGCTACGGCGACCGCATTGTGCCGTTCGATTTTGAAAAGACGCTGGTACATGAGCTGCTACACCTGAAATTCTCCTTCTGGTGCCAGAACGAAGATGATGTTGGCGATAGAGTCATGCATCAGATGATTGACGATCTCGCAAGAGCTTTGACAGAAGGGGACAGCGATGATGAAGCCTGAATACTGCCCCGACTATGTGGGCGTTGCCTGCGTTGATGGCACTTGCCCTGTTGCCAATCGTGAAGAATATGCCGAGCGGTGTATGCCTGTCATCTCCTGCTGCCGGGACTGCTTCTACTACGAGGGTTGCAAGGACTGTGCAATCTCTGATGATTGCGACCGAATGGAGGATAAACATGAGTAAAAAGTGCGTATGCGGTAATGAAATGACCCGTGAAGACTGGAAGCACGAGTGGGTCTGTCATCGTTGTGGACGAAAGCGGCCTATCCCGCCACCCCCGATGTTCACCGTCTTCATGTGCCGTAAGTGTGAACACCTTCTGTATGTTGAGGAAGACGAGGACTTTCCTCAGAAGCTCGGAAAAATCGCCGCCAAGTCCTGTCCCTGTTGCGGCGAACAGGAAGAAGGGCTGTGGAGACTTCTCGGCAGAGCGGAAGGGTTCGAGGGAACCGTGTTCACGGAGGAAAGCGATGAAGACTGAGAAAAAGAACCTCCGCCGCATTTCCATCGTGGTCACGGCACAGACCAAGGGCAACCTTGAACGGCTGGCGGCGGTCTGCGGATACTCTGAGATTGGTCGAGTGGTTGACAAACTCACCCGTGAGAAGATGATCTCCCTTCACGACTTTGAAAGAAAGGAGAACCGTCATGATTGATGTGATGGCAAAAATCCACGACCTCTCTGCCGCTCTGGACAAAGAGACTGCCAGCTTGCTTCCCACCTCTGGAAAGTTGCTTCTGCTGGGTTCTCAGGACAGCGTATTCCTGAAAGCAGTCCACCGCAAGGCAGACGCTTTCGGTATCGAGTGCGACCACACCTTTCACTTCACCCCGCCCTATCAGGGAGTCATCGTGGACGGTGAGACTGTCCCTGCCAGCTTTCGACTTTCCGCCGATGTGGACATTGACAACTCCTACTCGCCGGGAATGTCGGCTGTCTCTCAGGCAGTTTTGACCCTGCTGTTTGCGCTGGACTTGGTTCACGCCAAGGATATTACCATCGTAGGCCGGGGTCACGCCGTTCAGAACTTGGCAAAGTACCTCACCCTCAACAACGCAACGGTGACGGTGGCGCACTCCAAGACCAAGAGTCTCTTGCAGGCCACGATGAACCGTGATGTAGTGATCTACGCCACGCCGACTATCACGAAGGACATTTCCTACAACACTCGTGATTTAGTCATCGACCTCGGCAACAGCGTTCCTCTCCCTGACTTCTTCAACTGTCCCTATGTGAACAGGATTGGTCAGCTCACCGTGAGTGTGTTGCTCAACCGCTTTGCACGGAAAGGAGCGAGAACATGAATAAGGAAGACGCTCACATCGTTGTGGCGATGGCAAACCATAGCATGAATGTTGGTGAGGTCGCTCGTCAGCTTTTCATGCACAGGAACACCGTGACCTATCATCTGGACAAGGTAAAGCGTCAGACCGGGTTAGACCCTCGGCGGTTCTATGATCTGGTCGAGTTGGTGAAGATGGCTCAGGAGGTGTTGGAAAATGGGTCTTGATATTGTGGTCATGGAACGCAAGGCTGTCCGTTGCCCTCATTGTGGTGAGGTCGTCAATACGGTAGATGTTGCCAGCACCGACAGCGGCGGTAGTCTTTGGTACGACTTTTTGGAAAGGCTCGGCTACTATGTTCCCTACGAAAAGCGTACCGAGAAGAATGACTGGTACGGCAAGGACATGGTTCTTGACAACGAGCAGGCAAAGCAGCTCACCGACTATGCTATGCAGAAAGAGGTCTACAACTGGGACGGTGTGGAGCGAGTTGTGACGGAAGCACTCGCTCACGGGAACAAGGTGGTCATCAACGCCAACTGGTAGTTAGGTGATAAAGGTGATAAAGGTGAGTGTTTTTGCAAAGACTTTTTTCAAATTGGCGTGTTTTGAAAAATTGGTTTTCGTATTTTAGGTGAGTTAGGTGAGTAATCAGGCATAAATGCCTATAACTCTCTCTTATACGCGCGTATATAGAAATAGTTATAGGGAAATGCACCCGATTACTCACCTTTATCACCTTGGCGATTTTGAAAGGAGAAAACGACTATGGCAGATGAAATTGTGAAAAAGCGAACTCGCCCTGATCGTAAGGAAGCCATGAGCGTCCATACAGAGCCGGGTGACAATAGAAAATATCTGGAACATTCGATGGTCATGATGGACTGGCCTGATGTGAATGTGAGAGAACCTGAACAGGTCAAAGAGCGTATGGGAATGTACTTTGCTCTGTGCGCTCAGGACGATATGAAGCCCTCTGTTGCTGGTATGGCATTGGCTTTTGGAGTTGATAGAACGACTTTATGGAAATGGGCAAATGGAGTGGATAGTAAGACTTTGCCCCCGGAAAGCCGCAACCTCGTTAAAAAGGCGTATCAACTTTTGAACGCTCAGATGGAAAACTATATGCAGAACGGGAAGATCAATCCGGTCGCCGGTATCTTCCTGATGAAGAACAACATGGGCTATGCGGACAAGCAGGAGGTCGTGTTGACACCCAACCAGCAGCTCGGAGAGCAGGTTCCTGCCGAGGACTTGGAGAAGAAGTATCTGGAAGATGTGGTTGGTGCGTCCAGCGACTATGACTCGGAGGACTGAGCGACTTTCACGACTTTTGCGACTATGGCTTACGACTATGCCGAGCGACTTTACGACTTTCGCCCGAACGACTTTGCGACTTTCCGGCGAGGGTCTGCGACTTTGACAGAGCTGCCGATCTCCCCACGGGGTCGGCGGCTTTTCCTTTCCCATCTGATCGGCGGCGGATTCCACCGGGGCGGCGTGGGCGCTGCCGGGGTTCTGGCCTGATCGGGGCGGCGTTTTTTGCCCTTTATAATGTATAGTACATTTTCTTTTAAGTTTTCGGACGGTGGAAAGCATCAAGAAAAAACTTGAATTATTTTTAGAAACTCTATTGACATTCAAGTTAGAACTTGATATACTCCAATCATCAAGTTAAAACTTGAAATTGAAAGGGGTTTTTACAATGACAGTTAAACAGTTTTCAGAAGTAGCAGCGGGGCGCATTTATTTGAATGATTTCAGAAGTTCTCTTTCCGCCGTTCCCGGTTCCGTTCTCTTTGATGCTATCAAAGATTGTAAGATTTGTGAAATTGAAAGCCGGGGCGGAGATTTCGAAATCACATTAGAAAAACAGCTTGTACGGGAATGAGAAAGGAGCTTGCATCATGAAAAAGATTTTTGATTTACCCGTTTGCGGTTCTGATCGGGTAAAAAGTTTTTACGGAAAAGCAAAAGTCATTGAAACGGAAAACGGCGAAAAAGTTTTACAGTCCTATAATACTTTTATTTGTCGTATCACGGCGGCGGGGCGGTTCGTTCGTATGTGGGGCGGTTATTCCGCTACTACAATGCGCCACGTAAATAGTTTTCTTTCATTCTATGATATGAACGGCGGCGGGAAATCGTGGTGGGATATGCAGCCGGTAGAAACGGAAAAGCAGAAAGCGGCGGATATGACCCCCGCCGAAAGTTTGAAAGCCATGTATAACCGCCGTGCAGCTAACAACATGAATTATTGAAAGGGGTGCAATAAATGAAATTCAAGACAACACAAAAGGCAATCCGGGCAAATTACAATAAAATTATTTGCGTTCCCTATTGCGGATTGCAAACCCTTTTGAATTATGAAAGCCCGGTTGCGTACACGATACGCCGTGAGGGGTGGGCGGCTGATATTTACGATATGGGCGGCGGGGTTGCCATTGTAACAGGGTATGCCCCTTTCGGAAATATCCGCCTCAGATATGAACAGGTGAAAGCCGTGGAAGAACAGGCCGAAAAAATCCGCTATGATTATAGCCTTTCCTATGAACAGCAGCGGGAAAGCCTGAAAAGCCTTGCAAGGGATTTTATAAAGGGGGTTTGCAATCATGAATAAACGGGAATATTGCGAAAGCCGGGAAAGCATTGCCTATTACAGCGGCTTAAATGGCCTTGAAATTAAAGGCATTGAATACAGCATTGATGATTATGTTTATTGTGTTTCCGGGGCGTGGGGCGGCGGTAAAGCGTTCCACCGCTGTAAAATCTACTACCCCGCAAACGGTAAAGATAGCGCATTTTTCCGGGTGCATGGGTATAGGGTTCCGCTTGATGAATGTATCAGAATGGGGGTTTAATTATGAATTACATTTTCAAAACAACGGCAACAATGAAAGAATACAACAATAAAAAGTGGTACATTGACGGCGGTATCGTTTCAGATATGCGCATAGATGCGGATAGCGTGGAAAATGCGCTTGAAATTTACCGGGAACGGGTGGAAGAAAAGCATTACATTACAATTTCCAAAAATGCCATTAAAAACAAGTCGGAAATGTTCGTTGATCTATCAGACGGGGGTGCAAAACAAGTTGGTTATGTTATCACGGGCAAAACAGAGTTTGACAAGGGCGATTATACCGGATACAGCACACAGTATATTGATCTGTGGGTAACAATTCTAACTGTTGTTGATACGGTATTTTAACGGGGGTGTAAAGCATGGTATACGCAAGGAAAAAGCACGGCGGCGCAAGCTGTTATCTTGTATCCCCTGACACGGTGCAAGCGTTTATACGGCATATTACATGGGCGCAAGGGGTTGTAAATTGCTTTTGTAATATCACGGTAAAACCCTATAAAGGCCGGAAATATAATCCCGCTTTTGTTTGGGTGTGCGTGGGTTGAAAGGTGGGTTATACAATGAAAACAACGGGGCATTATTACAAGTCGTTACAAGCGTGGATAAATGCGGGCGGAAATAAGTATGTTGTAAATTGTCCTTGTATCCATGTATCCGGGAGTATTGCGGGAATGCGCCGGGATTTTTGGGGCTATAAATGCGACGTTGTCCGGGTTGGACAATGGATATATAAGGCAAATTGAAAAGGCGGTGAAAGCGTGTATCTAATTCTTTTGTTGCTTTTGCTGCCGGTGCAAATCCTGATTGAAATATTGAAATTAAATAAGTGAACGCCGCCCCGGTGCTATTCCGGGGCGGTTGTTTTTATGCTTTATCCGTAAAGGCGTTTTACGGGCGGTTTACGGGTGTTTTGTTGTTGGGTGGTATACTGATACTACCGCCTATACTAAACGCCTTGTATGGCGTTCTAATGGGGTTTGCGGCGGTGTTCTGATATGGGGCGTTAGGGTGGTATATAGCTGCCCTGTTTTTTTGCGCTTTTCCGGCCTGATTTGAGCGGCGTGAACAGGTAACGGGGGCGGGGGATATGCCAGCGGCAGCGAGGGCGGGGTAAGCTGAAAAATATCCGCAAAAAATAAAAAGGTCAATTTCAAGAAATATCTTGACAAGTTAAAACTTTAATGCTATCATTTTCTCAGAGGTGATAATTATGACTTCCAAAGAAATTGTAAACAATCTCATGCAAGCACAAGGGGTAAGTAACGCTGAAATGGCAGCTAAACTCAATTTGACACAAGCTGCCATTTGGGACAGACTCAACCCCAAAAAGACTAACAACATGACCGTTAAGAAGTTCAACGAAATGCTCAAAATGCTTGATTACAAAATTGTGGCAGTTCCCAGAAAAACCCGTCTATCAGAAGGAGGTTTTGAAGTTGAATGACACATTAAAGCTGATTGAAACCCGTACCATTAATGATGCCCTCGTTAATGGGTATTACGGCAAGAAAGAAGCATGGTTCACCCGTGATGAAATCGGTTCGGTTCTTGGTTACGCTGACCCCCGGCAGTCCATAGCGAATATCCACAATCGTCACAAAGAGCGGTTTTCGGATAAATCAGTCCAAATCAATTTGATTTGCACTGATGGAAAAAGCTATGACACTACCGTTTATAATTTCAAGGGCGTTATGGAGATTTGTCGTTGGAGTAAGCAACCGAAAGCCGATATGGTTATGGAAGCACTTTACGACATGGCTGAGTCCGTTGCTCGTACCGGTTTCTATTCCGTACTTTCCGATCAAGAGCTTATCGACCTTCTTGTGAAGCGTCAGAGCGAGAACCCGACATTTCTCAGAGAAGCCGCCGTTGACTTAAAATCTAAGAAAGCTCTGGAACAGCTTGCCCAAGACGCACAGCTTAGAGAATTGTGGAAACAGAGAGCTGAACTCCCTCTCGGTGAGTACAAGAGTAAACTCGATGTTATCTGTAACGGCAACTTCACCCTTCTCAGCAAGGAAATCAAGAAATACGAGAAATGGTACACCGCTTTTAAGGCTCGCAAGGTAGATTATAGCTTGTAAGCTATTAGAGTGCATAAACTCTCTATATATGCGCGTACTAAGAGAAAGTTATATAACTCAATAGCTCGTAAGCTATTATGGAAAGGAGAACGACATGACAGTAAAAGAAATTGTCTATCTGCTGTCTACGAAGCAGGGATTGACCCAAGATGACTTAGCCAATAAAATAGGCTATACCAATCAAGGGAGTGTCGCTCGTCCTCTTTCCCGTAATAGTGGAATGACCATGCAAGTTGGCACACTCATTCGCTGGTTGGAGTCTTTGGACGCTCAAATCGTCATTGAACCTCTTGACGGTGATGACGGATATGTTTTGGACGGGGAGAAAGAGTTATGAGATGGGGATATGGTCGAGTTAGTTCTAAAGGACAACGGCTCTATGGTATGTCGCTTGAAGATCAGCTTGAAAGGCTGCTGGCGCAGGGTATTGACCAAGAGCATATCCTACTGGATACCTACACTGGCACGAAGATCGACAGGCCAAAGTTTAACGAAGTTCTCTCCAAGCTGGAACCCGGTGACGAATTGGTGGTGTGCAAGCTCGACCGCTTTGCCCGTACTGCTCCCGAAGGAGCCATGTTGGTTCGTGACTTGGTGGAACGAGGTATCAAGGTCAACATTCTCAACATGGGCGTTGCGGACAATACGCCAATGGGAAAAGTTATGGTGACAGTCATGCTTGCGTTTGCCGAGTACGAGCGAGATATGATCGTTGAAAGAACCAGCATGGGTAAAGCTATGAAGCGTGAACATGACCCCGATTGGCGGGAAGGTCGTAAATTAAAAGAAATTGACAACGAGCAGTTTGAAAAACTCGCTCAAAAACAAAAAGACGGTCTTATTACCGTAGCGGACTGCTGCCGGGAGCTTGGTATCAGCCGCTCTACATGGTATGACCGGGCAAGAAAGGTTGGTTGATAATGGCGTACTATCAGTTTTCATTACCCATGACTACCAGCGAAAGCTATCAGCTTATCAAGACAGTCTGTGAACGGTCTTGCACCATCAAACAGGACTGTCCGAATGAGAGCATTGAGGTTCGGACAAAGTTTCGCATGGGGAAGGGTTCTCTCCCGTTTGTGTTTTATCTGAGGGAACTGGAAGACGGAACTGAAATCATGGTCAGCTCGGATAATGCAACACTTACGGGCGCTTTGGTGGCAATGAATGGAAATAAACCAGAAAGCGTTTGGGATTTGCCGGACAAAGAATGGAGCGATCTTATTGAGGATTTCCGAAAGGAATATCCCGCCTTTCCCTTGCAAGATGGCAAGCCTGTTCCGGTCGCCGCTGAGCCTTGTGATGATGGCATGGGGCAGGAATCAATCAGCCGGGGCAAAAATGTATCTCTCGGTAGAGCGGCGGTTGGTGGTCTGATGTTTGGTAGCGCCGGTGCCGTGGTGGGTGGTTTGAGTGGCACAAAGAAGACCATGAGTCAATCCAGAAACATCTTCTCTGCTACTGTTCTTTTCCGAGTGCTTTATAGCAACGGAAGGTTGATTGAGAGAACGGTCAAGAAAAACAGTAGGGAATTTGCCGAGCTGATGGCAAAATCAAGATAAGACTTCCGTAAAGACGGAAGGACAGCCGAGGGGCTATCTCAAAAGAGGTAGTCCCTCTTTTTATCTGGAAAGGAAATGCACATGAATTATGAAAAACTCTCCGGCTCTATTCGAGCCGTGATCGACCGGCGACCGGGAGACAGCGGAGCGTACAGTGACCTCTTTTCTCTGTGCCGGGAGTGGGAAACCGAGGATTTCTCGGCAGCTCATAAGGCGAACAAGGAGCTGCTGACGCTTTCTGCCGATCAGGTACGACACGGCGGCGGGGTTAAATTCTATGAACAGTGGCGGCGGTGTCTTCTCTTTGAAGCGCCCCATGATTTTGACTCCTTCATGACCTACATTGAACTCGACCGCAAGCCGGAAAAGCGGTTCTATGCTCCCCGGAAACACTATCTCAGACCGATGGTACAGGGGTTTCAAGATGTTCTGGACGGGAAGCTGCGTCTTTTGACGATCTCCATGCCGAAACGAGCGGGAAAGTCTCAAACGGGTATCAATTTTGTGAATATGCTCTCCGGGAAGTTCCCTGACCGCTCGACCCTGATGGAAGGGACAGGCGATGACCTTGTAAAGAGCTTCTACAATGGTTGTCTGGAATACCTGACAGTTCCCAACGAATACCTATTTTACGATGTGTTCCCGGACGCACGGCTGGTACAGACTAACGCTGACACGAAGACGGCGAACCTGAAAAGTAAGTCCCGTTTCCCCACCATTATGTGTCGTTCCATTGACGCTCGGCAGGTGGGCTTGTCCGAAGCCACCAATGTCCTCTACCTCGATGACTGCGTGGAAGGTCGTGAGGAAGCGAAGAACCGCCAGCGGCTTGATGACAAGTGGGAAGTGATCTCCGGCGATATTATGGGTCGTGCCATTGAAGGTACGCCGATGGTCTTTACCGGCACTCGCTATTCCTTGTATGACCCCATCGGTCGTGTGCAGGAACACGCACAGCGGGAGGGCTGGGCTTGGAGAGCGATTGAGATACCCGCTCTCGATCTTGTGACGGACGAGAGCAATTATGAATACGAGCGGGAGGGCAAAAAGGTTTTCACCACCGCCTATTTCCGGGAGCAGCGGGAGCTTCTGAGCGCAGAGCAGTTTGAAAGTGAGTTCCAGCAACAGCCATTTGAAGCGAAGGGTCTGCTGTTCAACAAGGACGAGCTGAACTACTTCTTCGAGCTGCCGAAAGACCGTGACCCGGATACCATCATCGCCGTTGGCGATACGGCGGAAAGCGGCTCTGACTCGACCTCTATGCCGGTGGCGAAGATTTACGGAAATGCCGTGTATATCGTTGATGTGGTCTTTGATGACTCCCCCGCTGAGGTGACGAAGCCGGAATGTGCCAAGTGCCTGATTGAGAACAAGGTTGCTTCCGCCGTCTTTGAGTCCAACAACGCCGGTCAATATTATGCCAGAGATGTTGACCAAATCATTCGTGAGCGTGGGTACTCTGTTGGTATCCGCACGAAACGCACGATCTCCAACAAGCAGACCCGTATTGAGTTCGCTTCCGACAACATCAAGAAGAACTTCTACTTTAAGCACCCCTCCACCTACAAGCGGGGCAGTCAGTATTGGAATTTCATGAAGGAAGTGACCACCTACACTCGCTCCGGCAAGGTTCCTCACGATGACGCTCCTGACTCCCTCTCCCTGTTGGAGAACGAAATCCGTATGCTGTCCGGGGGTAAGGTGGAGGTCTTCAAGCGTCCCTACTGAAAGGTTGGTTTTGACAAATACTGTGGCGAATGGTATGATAAAAGGTTGGTATTGACAACCATTGGAGAGTTTGGTACAATGATAAGAGAGATAATAGGTAGAGGGAAGGAGGTGCTGTAAGTGGGTGCGAGAGCGTTGTTTGGTCGCCGTGTGATCTATACCGATGTTGCCGAAATCAATGCCGGGAACATCATTGATGTTCTGCAAAAGGCTTTGTTCGTCCATCTGCAAAACAGCGCCGACATTGACTATCTCTATCGGTACTATCGTGGAGATCAGCCCGTGCTTTACCGGGAAAAGGAAGTACGGCCTGAAATCTGCAACAAGGTCGTTGAAAACCGAGCCAATGAGATCGTGTCCTTCAAGGTCGGCTATCTGATGGGCGAACCCGTTCAGTATGTGAGCCGCAGCGATGACGAGAGCATTTCCGCTGAGGTCAGCCGCTTGAACGATTATGTTCTCAGTGAGGATAAGCCTGCCAAGGACAAGGAACTGGCGGACTGGTCGCACATTGGTGGTACTTCCTATCGTATGGTGCTTCCGGATGGGGAAGCTGATGTAGAGGAAGACGAAGCTCCTTTCGAGATTTTCACCCTTGACCCCCGCTTCGCTTTTGTAGTCTACTCCACCGCCCTCGGCAACCCTGCCATGATGGGCGTAAAGTATGTGAAGGACGAGAACGGAAACCTGATTTTCAGTTGCTACACCCGTGACCACTATTACGAGGTGGAGAATACTTGGGCGATCATTCGGAGCGAACCTCAGATTTTGGGTATTCCTATCATCGAGTACCCGGCAAATAAGGCTCGGCTGGGTGCTTTTGAGATCGTCCTCCCTCTGCTGGACGCTATTAACACCGTGGAGAGCAACCGCCTTGACGGTGTGGAGCAGTTCGTACAGGCGCTCATGTTGTTCCACAATGTTGATATTAACACCGAGGATTTCCGCCAGCTTCGTGACGAGGGCGCTATCAAGTACAAGGACATTGACCCGCAGTTTAAGGCCGAGATCGAGTATCTGACCTCAGAAATGAACCAGACACAGACACAGACCCTCGTGGACAGTATGTATAACACCGTCCTGACGATCTGCGGTATGCCGAACCGCAACGGTGGTTCTTCCACCAGTGATACCGGCTCTGCGGTCATCATGCGTGATGGCTGGTCGGCGGCGGAAGCCAGAGCCAAGGACTCCGAGCTGATGTTCAAGCAGTCTGAGAAGGATTTCTTGAAGCTGGTTCTGCGTATCTGCCGTGACCTGAGCGACCTGACACTGAAACTCAGCGGTCTGGAAATCCGCTTTACCCGCAGAAATTACGAGAATATCACGGAAAAGGCAAATGTGCTGACTGCCATGCTTGCCAATCCGAAGATCGCCCCGGTTCTGGCCTTTACTCATTGTGGTTTGTTCTCTGACCCGCAGCTTGCGTACCGTATGAGTATGGATTATGCTGAGGAACAGGAGAAAAAGGCCGCTGAACTCGCAACCAAACAGAAGGAGGTTGACCCGGATGGAGGAAACAAAGGGACTAAAACTGACCCCGGAAGCGGTCAGCAAGATTGAGGAAATCTTAAAGCACCACAATCAGGCGGAAGTCAAGGTGGAGGACAGCTCCATTGTGGTTATTGAGATACGCCGGAAAAAGAAATATTGAGTGGGTCAGGCAAGGGCTTGACTGACAGCCGTGGGGCTACTGATACCGAAAAGGTATTGGTAGCCCTTTTATTTTTCCTTCCAATGCCCTCGGAGTTTTCGGACAGCCCGTGAAAGCTCAGTCTTTTCGGAGATATGAGAAAGGCGAAGACAATGGTTTGACCGCCGTGAGGCGTTGAATGGTCAGGGAAGACCTTAATCGCAAACGGGAGACAACCCGTAAAAACAGAAAATAGTGCTGAGTGAACAGCCTTGTTAAACGCAGGAGGTAATCATTATGGCAAAGATCGACACCAGCAAAATCACGGGCTATGCGGAAATGTCTGCGGAAGACAAGCTGAAAGCTCTGGAAGCGTTCGAGTATGAGGACAACGCCGCCGAGCTGGAAAAGCAGAAAGCCGCTGTTTCCAAGGCCAACTCCGAAGCCGCTGAGTGGAAGCGTAAGCACAACGCTCTGTTGGGTGAGGACGAGAAGAAGAAGCAGGAGCAGGAGGAAAAGTTCGCCAACATGGAGAAGGAGCTTTCCGAGCTGCGGGAAGCCAAGCGTGTTTCCGAGTTCAAGGCCAAGTTCATCGCTCAGGGTTATGACGAGGTTCTTGCCGAGGACACCGCAAAGGCAATGGCTGATGGTGACTCTGCCAAGGTGTTTGCCAACCAGCAGAAGTTCCTTGACGAGTATGCAAAACAGGTCAAGGCTGACGCTCTGAAAAAGACCCCCAAGCCCACTCCCGGTGCCGGTGGCGGTACTGGCGAGATGGATTACGCCAAGAAAATCGAGGAAGCACGGACAAACGGCGATTTTGCCGCCGTTGCTTACTACACCCGCCTGCAAGCCGAAGCGGAAGCGCAGGCGAAAAAAGAGTAAAGGAGAGTTTTTACTATGGCAGATCAGTTTGCTATGAGTTTCGGGGTACTCAATTACTCCGGTATGCTCTTTAACAAGGGCAACACCCGCACCCCTCTGAGTTCCATCATCGGCGGTCGTGCCAAGACCACGAACCATGTTGAGTTCGTGACCGGTCAGGAGTTCACCTCTGGCGGCGGCGCTCAGCCTGCTATTAGCGAGAGTGCTTCTCTGACCGCCCCTGACGCTACCGTTGTGACCCGTGCGCAGAAGACCAATGTGACTCAGATCTTTCAGGAGTCTGTGGGCATTTCCTACGGGAAGATGTCTAACATGGGTACTCTGAGCGGTATCAATGTGGCGGGTCAGCAGGCCAACCCCATGAATGAGCTGGACTTTCAGGTTGCCGCCAAGATGATGAAGGTCAATGCCGACATTGAGTACACCTTCATTAACGGTGTTTACAGCAAGGCAACCGATGACACCAAGGTCAACAAGACCCGTGGCATGATTCCCGCAATCACCACCAACACTACGGCGATGGCAAAGAAGCCCCTCGGTCTGTGGGATATTGCCGACATGGTGAAGAAGATTTACGGTGCAAACGCTCCCACCGATGGTCTGTGCCTGTGGTGTGACGCTGTGACCCTGTTCCAGATCAACGCTGACGCTGTTCAGAACGGTCTGACCGTGGTTCCCGCTGCCCGTAACATCAACGGTATCTCCCTGTCCAGCGTGGTCACGCCCATTGGCGTTGTCTACCTGTACCTTGGTGAGTACCTGCCTGCCGGTACTGCCCTGCTGCTGAACCTGAGCGTTCTGGCTCCCGTTTATCAGCCTGTTCCCGGCAAGGGCAACTTCTTCCTTGAGCCGCTGGCGAAGACCGGCGCTGGTGAGAAGTATCAGCTCTTTGGTCAGATCGGCCTTGACCACGGCCCTGAGTGGTTCCACGGTAAGTTTACCGGTATCTCTACCGAGTTTACCGCTCCCACTTACAGCCGCAGCGTCTTCATCGCCAATGACGCAAACAACCCCGTGAACACTAAGGCCGTTACCACTGGCGGCTAAGAACGGCACAAGAGTAAACCAAACATTTTAGAAAGGAAAGGTGGAAAGCATGACGGACGCTGAGAAGTTGAAAATGGTGAAAGCCATGACCGGCGAGACAGATGAAAGTGTGCTTTCCACCTACCTTTCTATCGCCGGAAACAAGGTGTGCCGCAAGGCATACCCCTTTGACCCCACCGTGACCGCTGTTCCTGACCAGTACGCTCACATTCAGGTGGAGATCGCCGTATATCTGCTGAACAAGCGGGGTGCCGAAGGGCAGACCGCTCACAGCGAGAACGGTATCTCCCGCTCCTATGAAGACGGTGATGTGCCGCCTACGCTGCTGAGGGGCATTGTTCCCTTTGCTTCCGTGATGGGAGGTTGAGTGTATGAGGACGCTGAACCGCAACAAATCGCCCTTTTGGTATCTGCTGTATGACAGTAAGGTTCCCGCCAAGGACGAGTACGGCAACGAAACCGGCGAGGAACTGGTGGTTTACAAGCCTGCCGTAGCGATGAACGCCAATATCTCGGCGGCGACCGGCTCTGCTCAGGTAGAGCAGTTCGGTAATTTCGCAGGGTATGACAAGGTGATCGTCACTGATGATCTGAGCTGCCCCATTGACGAGAATACCGTGCTGTTCATCGACAAGGAGCCTGTGTATGACAAAGACGGGAAACCGCTCTACGATTACATGGTCAAGCGAGTCGCCAAGTCCCTTAACTCCATTTCCTATGCGGTAAGCAAGGTGACGGTATCGTGAAAAAGGTTGAGATCACGCTCTCCGGCAGAGACATCGACCGCCTGTTACGAGAGGTCGAGGACTGGAAGAACTGGCTCTTAGACCGCACCACGGTCTTTCTTGATCGGTTAGCGCAAGAGGGTATGGAGATCGCTTCCGCCAAATTCGAGCAGGCTGTCTACGATGGCACCAACGATGTTTCCGTGACCGTGGAACCTCGTGGGAACAATGTTCGAGCGGTCGTGGCGACAGGCGGAGCTACCCTGTTCATCGAGTTCGGCACAGGTGTGATTTATCCTGATGTCCACCCCGAAGCCGGAGAACTTGGTATGAAGCGTGGCGAATACGGTCAGGGTCACGGCAAGCAGCACTCTTGGGGTTATTACGGCGACCCCGGCACGAACGGAGTGCTGAAAGAAAAGAAGAACGGCGGGTTCGTGGTTATCACCCACGGCAACCCCGCCAATATGCCGATGTATGAAACGGTAAAGGAGCTGCAAGACCGGCTCACGGAAATTGCGAAGGAGGTGTTTTCATGATTGATGTGGAGAGTCAAATCTACACGCCGATTGCGGAAGCCCTGAGAGCGCAGTTTCCCGGTATCTTGGTCAGCGGCGAGTATGTCAATGCCCCTACCCGTTTTCCCTATGTGAGTTTGGTGGAGCAGGATAACTACACCACGGAAGCACACATGGACAGCGGCGATACGGAGAGATTCGCTACGCTGATGTACGAGGTGAATGTCTACTCCGATAAGGCAGGCGGTAAGAAATCCGTTTGCCGAAAAATTATGAGGTTTGTGGACGATCTCATGTACGCCAAGAATTTCCGGCGCACTTCTTTGTCCCCGGTTCCCAATTTGGAGAACGCAACAATCTACCGTCTGGTTGCCCGATACAAGGCTGAAACGGACGGAACCACTCTTTATAGGAGGTAAATGAAATGGCTATTTCCACCTACAAGGTCTTTCTGATGAAGAAAGCTGCCACTGGTGAACAGTGGACGAAGCTGATCGACATTAAGGAGTTCCCTGACCTCGGCGGCGAACCCGAAATGCTGGAAACCACCACCCTGAGCGACAATATGCAGACCTACATCGCCGGTATCCAGTCTCTCGATGGTCTGTCCTTCACCGCCAACTACACTCTGACTGATTTCCAGACCCTCAAAGCACTGGAAGGTAAGAAGGAGAGCTATGCGGTCTGGTTTGGCGGCACCGAGAGCGAGGGCGTTGTCACTCCCGATGGCTCTAACGGTAAGTTCTCCTTTGACGGTGAGCTGTCCGTGTATCCCGTGGGCGGCGGCGTGAACGAAGTGGTGAACATGAACATCACCATCGCACCTTCCACCCCCATCACTTTCTCTGCAACCTAAGACACCAACAATCGCCGTATTGATAAGGAGGATTTATCATGGCAAAGCAGTTGACTATCAATGACCCTACTACCGGCGTGACCTACACGCTGGAATACACCCGCAAGACCGTTGAAGCGATGGAGAAGAATGGCTTCGTTGCCGCCGATGTGGAGCGCAAGCCTATGACCCTGCTTCCGGCTCTGTTTGCTGGTGCGTTCCTCGCCCATCATCGGTTCGTGAAGCGTGATGTGATCGACAGCATCTACGCTCGTATGAACCACAAGGACGAGCTGATTGCCGCTCTGGTAGAGATGTATAACGACCCCCTGCTGAGTCTGCTGGACGAGCCTGAGCAGGAGGGCAACGAGGGAAACCTGAACTGGAAGACCGGCTGGTAAGCGACCGATCTTCCAGAAGTGAGGGGGGCGGCGGCGACCATCGCCCCGCTCCCCTTCTCGCTTACACACCAAAGTTTTATGAGGTTTTTCCGTACTATCTTTCCATCGGCATGACCTATGAGCAATTTTGGGAACAGGACTGTGAATTGGTGAAGTATTACCGAAAGGCGGCACAGATCAGGCAAGACCTGAGAAATCAAGATGCTTGGCTTCAAGGGGCTTATTTTTACGAAGCTCTTATTGACGCTGCCCCGGTTCTTCGTGCTTTTGCCAAGAAGGGAACCAAGCCCACGCCGTATCGGGAAAGCCCCTATGAACTTTTTAGTCGGCAGGATAAGAAACAGCAAAAGCAACTTCAAGAAAAACACGATGACCAAGCCAAGGCATACATGGAAGCCTTTATGGTGTCGGTCAACAAGAAATTTCAAGAGAAAGGTGGTGGCGTAAGTGGCTGACAATGTGGAAATTCAGGGGTTGGAATTTCAGATCGTCAATGACAGTACGCAGGCGGTCACAGGGCTTCAAAATCTGATTAACACACTCAATCGTTTGAAAACCGCTACCAACGGCGGCGCAACGGGTCTGAGCAAGACCGCTCAGGGTATTCGGGAGCTTTCCAATTCTCTGAAAGGCTTGAACAGCGGTGACGCTTCGCAGAAGATCACCCGGCTTACCAATGCGCTGACCGCTCTAAGTCAGGTTGGAAATGTGAAGATTTCTTCCTCCATTGCCAATCAGCTCACGGCAATCAACACCGCTCTCACTGGTTTGAAATGGACGGACGGCGACAAGCTGACTTCCCTTGCCAACGGCTTACGCCCTCTCTCCGAGTTGGGTAAGGCCAATATGACCACCTTTATCAATCAGCTCTCCAAGCTGCCGAAGGTGATCGAGGATTTGGAAGCGGCGGACATTGACAAGTTTACACAGCAGATGACCAATCTTGCCGCCGCCATGAAGCCTTTTGCCGATGAAATGCAGAAGGTGTCCAACGGCTTCTCTGCGTTCCCGTCCAAAATTCAAAAGCTGATTACCAGCACGGAGAAATACAACGCTTCTGCCCGTAAAGCGACCTTGACTACTGGGAAGTTCACGAGCGGATTGAAAGCGTTGAATGTCGCCGCTGTTGCAATCACTTTCCGCAAAATCGGTCATTTCATCGCACAAGCGGTCACAGAGTCCAACAAGTACCAAGAAGACTTGAACCTGTTCACAGTTGCCTTGGGGCAGTATGCAGATGAAGCAAAAGAATATGCAGAATATGTATCTGACATTATGGGAATTGACCCGGCACAGTGGCTTCGCAATCAGGGTATTTTCAACACGCTGCTGACCGGCTTCGGTGACACGGCTGAACGAGCGCAGCTTATGAGCCAAAACCTGACGCAGTTGGGCTATGACCTTTCTTCGTATGCAAATATTCCTATCGAAGAAGCTATGTTGAAGTTACAGTCCGGTATTTCCGGCGAGTTGGAACCTCTGCGGCGCTTGGGCTACGATCTATCGCAAGCAAAGTTACAGCAAACAGCACTTAACCTTGGTATCAAGGAAAGCGTTGCAAACATGACGCAGGCAGAAAAGGCCGAGCTGAGATACTACGCCATTATGACTCAGGTGACAACCGCTCAGGGTGATATGGCGAGAACGCTGGAAGCTCCTGCAAACCAGCTTCGTATCTTGCAGGCACAGCTTACACAGGCCGCACGAGCTATCGGTAACATCTTCATTCCCGCACTGAACGCAATTCTTCCCTATGCAATCGCTGTTGTTCAGGTCATTCGAGAAATCGCCAATGCCCTTGCCAACCTTGCGGGTTTCAAGTTGACGGAGGTGGACTATTCAGGAGTGAATAGCGCTGCTGTCGGCGCTGGGTCTTTGGCTGATAATCTCGATGACGCTGCCGGTGCTGCCAAGAAGTTGAAGCAGTACACCGCAGGCTTTGACGAGCTGAATGTCTTTGCTCCCAACACGGGAAGCGGTTCCGGGGCGGGTGCTGGTGGCGCAGGCGGATTTGATTTCGATTTGCCCACCTACGATTTCCTTGGTGACGCTGTGCAGACCCGCATTGGTGAAATCAAGAAGATGATTGAGGACACTCTCGCAGAGATCACCACGATTGTTTCCGGCTTTATGCTGGCGGTAGGTGCAATTCTGGTCGTAACCGGCGTGAATATTCCGCTGGGTGTCGGCCTGATGGCGGCGGGTGCGGTCGGCCTTGCGGCTACCGTTGGGCTGAATTGGACTGCTATGAGTAGCGAACTGGCAAGTACGCTGGCTCTCATTACGGGTGTTGTCGGCGGCTTCCTGCTGGCTCTTGGCGCAATTATGGCGTTCTCCGGGGCGAACCTTCCTCTCGGTATCGCTTTGATGGCCTTGGGAGGGGCAAGCCTTGTATCTGCCGCTGTTATCAACTGGCATAACAGTGACCGACACCTCACTGACGCTTTGACCACCTTAACGGGAGTTCTGGCGGGTGCTTCTCTGGCGGTAGGCGCTATGTTGGCCTTTACCGGGGTCGCAACCGGGCTGGGTATTGCGCTGATGGCTGTTGGTGCTGTTACGCTCGTATCTGCCGCAGCTCTAAACTGGAACAGTATCCCGGACGCTCTGGCTTCTCCTTTGTCCAGAGTAGGATTGCTGGTCAGTGGAGCAACCTTGGCTCTCGGCGCTATCCTCGCTTTCTCCGGGTGTATGCCCCTCGGTATTGCGCTGATGGCGATTGGTGCTACTTCTCTGGTTTCCGTAATGGCTCTCAACTGGAATGGCCTGAGCGATGAAATCCAGAATGTGATTGCCATTATTACCACGGTCGTATCTGTGGCGTTCCTCGCTATCGGTGCGGCACTGGCGTTCTCCGGGGCGAATATCCCGTTGGGTCTGGCTCTGTTGGCGGCGGGTGCGGTCACAATGGGTACGGCTATCATGCCGAACTGGAATGACCTCTCCGACAATGTTCAGCAGAAGATCAGCATGATTACCACCGTTGTCGGCGGCGCACTCTTGGCGGTCGGCGCTATCCTTGCTCTAAGCGGAGTCGCCCTTCCTCTCGGTCTTGGCCTGATGGCGGCTGGCGCATTGAGCCTTGGTGCGATTGCTACCCTGAATTGGGATTTTGTAGTTAATTCCATTAAGAAAGTCGTATCGGTCATTACAGGTATTCTCAGCGGCGCATTGATCGTTCTCGGTGTCCTACTGTGCCTGAGTGGTGCGGGTGTTGGTCTTGGTCTTGCGGTATTGGCGGCGGGTCTGTCCCTGTCGTATGCGGCATGGACGCTGGACGATAACCCCATCACTCGCTTTGTACGACAGATGGCAAACTCCATCATTGGACTTGTGAACGGTGTCATTGACGCAATCAATGATATGTTCCACATCAAGTTCAACGGTTTGTCCGTTATGGGTATCACGCTTATTCCTGCGTTTGATATTCGATTGGTGGATATTCCGCACATTCCGTTCTTTGAAGATGGCGGCTTCCCGAACGAAGGGCAGCTCTTTATCGCCCGTGAAGCAGGTGCGGAAATGGTCGGTGCGATGGGTCGCAGAACGGCGGTTGCCAACAATGACCAGATCGTTGAGGGTATTTCCGCAGGCGTATCCGTTGCCAATGACGGCGTAATCGCTGCCATTTACGCTCTGCTGAATGTCGTTGAGGAAAAGGACTTCTCCGTGAATATTGGTGACAATCAGATCGGTGAGTCTTATGACCGTTATAACCGAGCCAGAGGTGTTCGTGTGAATACCGGCGCTTTCAGTAATGCCTACTAAGGAGGGCTGAGGAAATGCAAAGTTTCATTACAATCAATGGCACAAAGTTTCCTCAGCCCCGCAGGGGCTTAGAGCTGCTGTCTGCCACTATCGTAGACTCTGCCAGAAATGCCAACGGCGTTGTGGTAGGCCAGAAGGTCGGCAGAGATCAACAGAAGCTCAACAACCTCTTTTGGGGCTATCTGACAGCGGAACAGTGGTCTGCCATGTTGCAGATTTTTGACAAGAACTTCTTTGTGACGGTCACTTATCCCGACATGGTAAACAACCGCTGGACAACCCGAAAGATGTACCCCGGCGACCGCACGGCAACCCCGTACCATCTTGACCCGAACACGGGGCTTCCTGCGGACTACATCAACTGCAAAGTCAACATCATTGACTGCGGCGAACCGTTCTAAGGAGGTGCAGCCGTGAAACAGGTAAGCAACGCTTACAAGCTGTCGATGAAGTCTTTGCTCCGTGAGCAGTCCTTTGTGGAGATCACCTTCTCTCAGGTGGACACAGCGGCGGCAACAGACGGTAATTGGGTCAGCAACGGGGCGCAGAGCTATTCCGAGTTCGACACGCTGGACTACGGATATGATTATCAGGAGTCCTATGCGGCGTTGGAGCTGAACCGGTGGGCGCTGGACGGAAATACGGTTATCGTTCCTTCTTCCGGGACGATGTATGACGGCTTTGTTTCGAGCCACATGAGTAATGCTGAGGGCAAGTTTACCACCCCTGCGGTGCTGACCCGTGCTTTCAGCAATCCTCATACCTTCCCCGGTATCACCCTGACTTTTGACACTCGCTATCAGGAATGGCCTGACACCGTGACAGTTGATTTCTACCTGAATGGTGCGGTGCTGGAAAGCCTGACACTTCCCGTAGAGGGGACAGAGTTGGTCATCAACACGAAGGTCGCTTCTTGTGACAAGATCGTGTTGGCAATGGGGAACACCCTTCCGTACCGCCGACCTCGGTTGCAACAGGTTCTCTACGGTGTGCAGAAGAAATTCGGAAACGATGACATTGTTTCTATCAAGGAGTCTCACGATGTAGACCCGCTCTCCCGCAGACTGCCGCAGGAAACCATGCAGTTCGTTCTTTTGGACTACGAACACAATTATGACCCGGATAACCCGAAAGGCATTTATGCCTATCTGGATAAGAAGTCACCGATTTCTCTCCGATACGGTTATATGCTTCCCACGGGTAAGGTCGAGTGGCTGAAAGCGGACAAGTATGTGTTGAACAGCAAACCGAAAGCTGCCAAAAATCAGGCCACCTTCACAGGTACGGGTCTGGTTGGAAGTTTGACCAGAACCTTCTACAAGAGCAAGCTCGGTTCCAAAAACTTCTATGACATGGCGGAGGAAGTGCTTTTGGACGCAGACCTGACGCTGACAGCGCAGGGTACGCACCCGTGGGTGATTGACCCGACCTTGAAGCAGATGTTCACTACGGCGGCGCTTCCTATCGACACGCACATGAACTGCCTGCAACTGATCGCTCACGCCTGTCGCTGCCGCCTGTTTACAGACGATGACAATATCATTCACATCAAGCCCTTCGGCGTGACTGTGGTTGGTATTTACAGCGGCGTATGGGCAGATAACGGTCACTTGTGGTACAGCGAGTGGGACACCGTTGACCGTGGTAACAAGATTGGCAACACCTATGCGGCATTGGAGCTGAACCGCTGGACACTGAACGGTGGAGATCAGGTCATTGTCGAAGACACCGACCCCTCCGGTCGAGGGTTTATCAGCGAAGCGATGACTGCGGCAGATGGCACCTATACCACGAAGCCGACCTTCACCAAGACCTTCGATGTTTCCCACGATCTTCCCGTGCTGGCTCTCCGTTTCGATACTCCCTTGGGCGAGTACCCCACCTCTATTCAGGTAAAGTATTACGCCGGGACAAAGCTGCTGGACACGCAGACCGTGACGGGTATCACTTCTGCGGAGGTGTTCGTCAACAGCGAAGCAGTGATTGACTGTACCAAAATCGAGGTCACGATGAACGGTGGCCTGCCGTACCGCCGTATGCGAGTGAGCAAACTCTACTACCGTGAAACGGATTTCACGCTGGACTTTGACTCGATTGATAAGGACTCCCAATCCATCGCAAAGATCGACCAGCTCAAAGCGGTGTCTGTCGCTAAGTATGCGTACACGGCGGCAAATGACACCACCAAACTTTTCGAGGGAACGACCACCGAAACTCAGCTTCATGTCGAGTTCTCTGGTCTTGCACAAGATGTTTCTATCTCTGTTTCTGGCGGCTCGTTGGTATCCTCCAACATTTATGCCAGAGCTGCGGATTTGGTGTTATCCTCCGGCACCAAAACCGTAGTCATTACCGGCAAAACTCTGTCTGAGAACTCGGTGGTCGTTTCCTATCCCGTGGCTCTCGATGGAGAAACCGACAAGGAGGAAAACCCCCTTATCACCAACGATACGATGTGTGCCGCTCTTGCCGATCAGGTGAAAAAGTATCTGCAAATGCAAAACACCTATCAGGTAAGCTACCGTGGCAATCCTGAGTTGGAAGTGGGCGATGTGATTGGCTTGCAGACGCTCTACACCGATGAAATGGACGCATTGATCTTGGTGGACGAGATCACATTTAACGGCTCTCTGAGCGGAAAGTTGAAGGTGAAAGGTCTGATATGAGTATTATTGATAATCTCGTCTACGACCGCACACAGGCCGATGTAGACAGGGTTTTTACCCTGAAAAACAAAATCCTCACGGAAGGGCTTTCGAGCCTTTCCGCTGAGGAAAAGACCGAGTACATGGCTGGTATGAAGGGTGCTTACAATTACGGGGACATGAACCGTGTGGGGCAGGCGGTAGCCTATATCGCCAACCGCATGACTTCTCTCCCCGGACAGTTGGCGGCATACCGAACGGAGAAAGGAGTCGCTGATGACCCGATCTACCAAGTTCCGTATGACCCTTCCTCAGTGGTGGTTGCGGCAAAGACGAATTGGGCGATGGGTGATACGCCCACCCAATCTCTCGTGAAAGCCTACTTGAACAACCTGACGGTTCTCCGAAAGCAGCTCACGCTTCCCCCGGACGCACCGCTGGTTCCGAGCAGTCTGGACAATCTCACTTTTTCCACGGCAAACAACATTGAATATCTCCTGTATATCATCGACACAACATTGACCGAGGTAGAAACCGAGCTGTATTCCAAGATCGACCGCACGGTGGACGCTTTCGCCTATGTTGGCCTGTATAACTGCGGAGAGTAAGGAGGAAATTTCATGAAAGATACTGTCATCAAGGGCAACGGTAAGTCCCGGTCTATCAAGGCTCCTACCGATATGCCTGCAACCTTCGAGGAATGGCGCACACAGCTTCTCGCCGGAACCGCTACCCTCGACATTGGTCTGAACGCCGCAGGCTGTGATGTGGTCGGCACAGTCATGAGCAAGGCAAATCTGCTGTCCGACACCACCAAGTCGGCACTGGAACTGAGCGGCAGCGACCCCACGGTAAATGACGCTCTGTATGCCCTGAGCCAGAAGGGTTCTCCCGCCGAAGTTCATGTCATGGCAGACAGCGGTACAACCGTTACCATGAGCAAGGGAGGTAAAACGCTGACCGCAACGGCACAATCGAATGGTTATGCCGTGCTTTATCCGACCGAGCTGGGTGACTGGACTATCGTGTATGTTTTCAACGGTAGTCAGAAGACCAGAGTTTATACGCTGGAAGTCATCGGTATCGTGTATGTCTATCCCTTTGTGGTCGGCGCTACGCTGGAAGCTACCTCTTGGGATAACATCGCTGCTGTTTCTAAGTTCGGTCAAGCTCCGAACTACTGGAAGGTCGGTGACAGAAAGAACATCACCGTCAACGGCGTGACCTATGCGGCACAGATCATCGGTTTTGACCATGACACTCTGACCACCGCAGACGGTAGCCGCACCAAGGCTGGTATCACCTTCCAGTTGGTTGACTGCCTGAAAACCACCTATTCCATGAACGGCTCCAACACCAATGTGAACGGCTGGCGTGGTTCCACTATGCGTACCTCCACAATGGCAACGCTGCTGAACCAGCTTTCCTCCGACCTGAAAAGCGTGTTGAAGTTCGTCAACAAAGTGACCAGCAAGGGCAACAACCAGTCTGGCTTGGAAACTACCTCTGACAAGCTGTTCCTGCTGTCCGAGATCGAAGTCTTTGGCGCTACTCAGTATTCTTACGCTGGCGAAGGTAAGCAGTACGAGTATTATACCGCTGGAAACAGTACCATTAAAAAGGTCAATGGTTCTGCGAACGTCTGGTGGGGGCGTTCTCCTTATTCCGGCTCCACCGACATCTTCTGTTGTGTGAACGACAACGGCAACGCCGACATTGGCAACGTCAGCAGCTCCTTTGGCGTGTCCTTCGGCTTCTGCGTTTAATCCTCGGTTTCATCAACACCAATCCCGCCCCGTCAGGGGCGGTGTAAGAAAGGAATGTTGGCGTGTCAGTCATCAAAGCTATGCGTGGCGAAAGCTCTATGCAGTTCATCGAAACCGCCAGACGGTTAGAGCTTCACGCTTTCTCCGTCTGCACCAAAGCTCCTAAAAGATACGCACCTCTGCTGACAAATCGTATCTTCGAGCTGGCTTCCACGGTTCACGAGGAAGTCCGAGCGGCGAACAACATCTACCCGCACAATCAGCATGAAGCGCAAATGCGGCGAGATCACCTGATTAACGCCAACATCGCCCTTCAAAATCTCAGCCCGAAGCTGACTTTGCTCTATGACGCTATTCTCCAAAACCCTGAAAAATGTCCGTGGATTGACCACGCTATGAAGGAATTTGGAGAGTACATCACGGACGAAGCACAGCTTATCTCCAAGGTTCGGAAAGCTGACCACGAGAGGTATAAAGACCTCCCGGCATGAGTTTTTCATTGGGTCAAGCCCTGTAATTGTTACCGTTTCTGCGAACAACTGGTGGGAGCGTTCTCCTAATTCCGGCAACACCAACAACTTCTGTAATGTGAACAACAACGGCAACGCCAACAATAACAACGCCAGCAACTCCAATGGCGTGTCCTTCGGACTCTGCAACTTCGCATAGGTCAGTCGTAGTAACCCCTTTGGGCGAAATCAGTACCTTTTGCAGAGGGAGGGCTTGTTCCCGGCTACCAAGCCAAAACACCCCGTCCGATGTAGTCAGCCGGACGCTTCTTGCATGGTGAGCGATTGTACGGTAGCTCATTTCATGGCTGGTACTACAAGCAGTTAGAACCCGTACCCGACAATAAGACTGTACGGAGGGGAACCTTCTATGACAAGTGAAGAACGGAGAGAAGCCCGTTATCAGCGCAGAAAAGCCAAGCGGGACGAAGCTCGTCTGCGGCGAAGCAAAGAATGTGGTGATTTCGATGAAGTCTTTTCGTTCAGACACCTTTACCTTTCCGGGAAGAAATGCTGTAAGGGTGTCTACTGGAAAAACTCAACTCAGCGGTATATCGGCAATATCATTCCGATCATCGCAAAGACCCATCATGAACTTCAAAATGGAACCTTCAAGCACCGTGGCTTTCACGCTTTTACCATCATGGAGCGAGGGAAGAAGCGGTATATCCGATCAGTCCATATCACGGAACGAGCGGTTCAAAAGTGTCTGTGTGACTACTGCTTGGTTCCCATCTATTCGGCCTGTTTCATCTATGACAACTCAGCCAGTTTGAAGCACCGAGGTATGGACTTCGCCCTGCGCCGCATGACCTGTTACCTCCAACGGCATTACAGGAAGTACGGTCTGGAAGGAGGGGTTCTGCTTTACGATTTTCACAGCTTCTTTGACTCAGCTCCACACGAGCCGCTGTTCCGTGAAGCCGACCGCAGACTTCATGACCCGAAAATCAGAGAGCTTGCGAACAGCTTTATTACGGACTTCGGTTCTGTGGGCTTGGGTCTTGGCAGTCAGGTATCTCAGACAAACGCCCTCATGCTTCCCAATATGATTGACCACTATTTCAAAGAGGTCTGCCGTATCAAAGCCTATGAGCGATACATGGACGATGGTGTGGCAATCAGCCCTGACATTGATGACCTGTATCTCTGTATGGACGGGTTAAAGATCATCTGCGAGAAGTGCGGTCTGGAACTGAATTTGAAGAAGACAAGGGTCATTCCTCTCAGAGATTATTACCGCTGGTTGAAAACGAGGTTCATCATCACACCGACCGGCAAGGTTGTTCGGAAGATGAACAAGGACTCAACAAAAATCGTTCGACACAAGCTCAGGGCTTTCCGAGGAAAGCTCGACCGGGGCGAAATGACCTTGGCTGATATTCGGTGTTCCGTAGACTCCTACAACGGTCACATGAAGCGAGGTCACAGCTTCAAGGTGCGACAGCGCACTAATCAGTATTTCAAATCATTGTACGGGTTCTACCCGGACGAGAAAGGTTGGAAAAGCCATGTATAAAATCATCAAGAAGGACGCAGTTCTCGGCATTGTGAGCAATCTAACTTGGGTATGTATGCAGGAAAACGGCTGCTACGGCCTGACGGTCGAGGACAATGCACAGGGTATTGCATTGAACGGCACCGTGTACCATGTCAATGGACACCCCGAACTGGACGGTGCTGAAACGGTTTCGGTCGAAGAAGTGGACGATGGCGTTTACGCTTCCAGTCTGACCGCTCTGCTGACTGACCCGAACGACATTCGTAATTCTGAGCAGTTCCGCAAGGCTGTTCAGATGTTCGCCAAAAGCCTTGACGAAGACTCTGCGATGGTGGTTGCAACCATCTATGACCCCTATCAGGTCGGTCATGCCTATGCTGTTGGTGACTATTTCACCTACGGTGTGAACGGTGTAGGCGACCCGCAGCTCTACAAGGTAGTACAGGCGCACACTTCCCAAGCAGATTGGAAGCCTGACGCACTTCCCGCTCTCTACACTCCGATTGGCCTGACCCCCTCCGGCTACCCTGTGTGGACTCAGCCCACAGGCGCTCATGACGCTTACAACAAGGGTGACATCGTGAGCTACAACGACAAGCTGTACCGCAGTCTGATTGACGGAAATGTGTATTCCCCGGACGCTTATCCTGCTGGCTGGGAAGAATACACCGGCGAGTAAAAAAAGGGGGCAGGACATGAGTGACGCAATTCTGGTCGCTATTATCACGGGTGGTCTGAGCCTGCTTGGTATCATCTACTCGTCCGGCAAGTCTGCCAGTAAAGTTGATGCAAAACTGGACAAGCAGCAGGCGGTTATCGAAACCAAGTTGAACGAACTGACCCGTGAAGTGCGGGAACACAACAATTTTGCAAGGCGTGTACCTGTGGTTGAGGAACAGATCAAGGTCATCAACCACCGTATCGAGGACTTGGAGGGCTTTCACAAGCCTGCATGACCCGAAAGTAAGGTGATAAAGGTGAGTAATCGGGTCAAAATCCCTATAACTTTCTCTTAGTATGCGTGTATAAGAGGGAGTTTATAGGAAAAACGCCCGATTACTCACCTAACTCACCTAAATTAAAAATTGGAGGTAAAAATTATGCTCGAAACCATTTTGCACAACCTGACGAACATTGGCTGGGCGATGTTGATTTTTCTGTGTGCCTACCTCTCCAATGTATCTTTTTCTCTGTATTACAACATCAAAATCCTGCTGGAACCGTTCAGCAAGGAAAAGCTGATAAACTCAGGCTTGAAGATCGCTGCTTTTGTCTGCGGTCTGACCCTGCTGTGTGTGGCTATTACCACGCTGCCGCTGTTTGCGGATATGGTCGGGTGGGAAATTCCGGCTGAGTATGTGGATATTTTCAGCAATTTGGTGATTATTGGTGCGGTACTTATGGTGTCCTGTAAGTACATCACAGAAGCATTTACGAAGTTCAAGGCCATTTTGGACGCTACCAAGGAGGGCAAAAGCTATGATGAAATCAAGTGAACTGGTCGCCAAGGTCGTTGATATTGCCAAGCACTACAAGACCCTGTATGTCATGGGCTGTTTTGGTGCGCCGCTGACCGACACAAACAAGTCTCGGTATATCAAGAACCACCCCTACAATATGGCGGCAGCTCGTACCTCTATGATTATGGCAGCGACCCCTGACACCTTTGGCTTTGACTGTGTGAACCTTATCAAAGCCGTTCTGTGGGACTGGACTGGTGATAAAACCAAGTCTTACGGCGGCGCAAAATACGCCACCAACGGCGTACCTGACGAGGGTGCTGACACTATGATTAAGAGGTGTAAGGACGCTTCCGCTTCCGGGTGGGACAAGGTTGACCCCGGCGAAGTGGTGTGGACTACGGGACACATCGGCGTGTATATCGGAAACGGTCTGGCGGTCGAGTGTTCCCCTCGTTGGGCGAACAATGTGCAGATTACCGCTGTCGGTAACATCGGGAAGAAGAACGGGTACAATACCCGTATGTGGAAGAAGCACGGACACCTCCCCTATGTGACCTACGACAAAACCGTGACCCACATACAGCCCGAAACAGTCAAGCCCGTTCCTACCACTGAGGTCAAGGCCAAGGGTGTCGCACGGTCTTTCAATAAGGCCGTGGCAGGTACTTACACCGTGACCGCTGGTGCTGGCCTGAATGTCCGTGACGCTGCCGGGACGGACAGTAGAGTGCTGGTGACAATCCCCAAGGGAACCACCGTCAAGAACTACGGTTACTACACCGTTGTAAACGGCGTTAAATGGCTCTATGTGGCGTTCTCGCACAAGAGGGTAAATTATACTGGCTTCGTGCATGAACGCTTCCTGAGCCGCTGAGAGGGCTTCCTATGGGTGGTAAACGAGTGCAACCTAAGCCGAAGAAGAAAAGAATGAGAAAGCGCACGAAGTTCACGATCTTGTCCATCTTCAACCTGACTTGGTACGCCGTTGTGGTTCTGATTTTGAACGCCTGCGGTCACACGGTTGACACAGAATTGACGGTCGGCTGGTTTGCGGCTTGGACTGCCGAACTTGCCATTCTGTACGGCATTAAGATCAAGTCAAAAGAAACCTCAGACGAGGACGCTCAGGGGTGAGAAAATGCAAGTGCTGAAAGAAATCACGCTCGACAAGGTTATCAATCTCTATGAGGGTCAAGTCGTTCACGACAAAAAGCAGCTCATTGAATGGGACGATCATCGCCGTACTCCACTCTATGAGCTGAAAGAACGAACACTGGCTCAGGACAAGATGATTTTGGGTGCGCTGAAATGCGCCAGAGCGAACGGGTATTCCGGCGAAGAATAA